GCCGATGATGGTACGGAACTGACGGCCGAGGCGTGATGCTCGAATCCATACCCGGAGGAGGTCACGATACTGTATACCCTTTGTGGTATCTCCCACACCGATGACCGGAGCCGATTCCGAACCGTCCAGCTTGTTGCCCTTTACGAGGACATCCATGGCCAGAGCATCCATGGCATAACCCAACTGAACGCCGAAGTCACGAAGGAAGATTGCCATTACGTCCATCGATACGTAGCTTCGTACCTCGTCGGTAACCTTGAAACCCTTGCCGATTTTGAAGAGGTTGACCGACTTCTGGCCGAAGGATACGGTACCCAGAGGAATGGTCTCGGCCTCGTTCACCCGTGCAGGGTTAGCGTCTGACATGTTGACGAGCGGCATGATTGCGGTCAGCCCGTTGATAGGCTGGTCGGATGCGATGATATTGGGATAGAACGGTGCTTCACGCATACCCAGATAGATTGCCTCACGAACAATCTCTGGAACGAGCCAGCGGAGTTCGGGATTCGGCATGGAGTAGATATTCTCCATCGTGTCGACTTTGGGATTGAACCCGACGGCTTTGAAGTAATCCTCCTTGGTAATGCCGTATTTCTCCTGGAGCATGTCACACAGATGAATATCTACCGGGAGACTCTTGTTGCTTCCCTGTCGGAAGCCGTCCATGTTCTTTACGATTTCGGGAAGCTCCTTCAAGTACTGGTCCCGAGTGAAAGTTTTTTCTGCCATATTATAAAATGTTTTTTTTTCTTGTTATTTTGCAAGGATTCGTACCAGTTCGCCCGCCTCTGCCGTGTTGATGGCCAGGAAAGGAGTCTCGGCATTCGAAGCCGACGGACTGTAGTTAGGATATGTACCACTGTCATCCAGTGTACCGTCTGTCTGAACATAGCCAGTAGTAGCTATGGCGGCTTTTGCGATACCGTGAATAACAGTGTAACCCTGTACCATGACCGTTACCTCTACGCCAGCTGCCGAAGGTGGATAGGCGGGGTACTTACTGTAACCGATAGCGATACCGATATACATTTCGCTCTCTGCTCCGGTATATGGAGAGATTGTACCATCGGTGTTCAGTTTTACGGGCTGGCCCTGAACGATGGTATCACCGCTCTTTACCGGGAATGCCTGATGAAGCTTGTGCGATTCACTTTTGTAAATCACAGCCTGCGGGGTTCGGGAACCCACTTTGTGTAAGTCTGCCATAATTTAATTTGAAATTTAAGTTACTTTCTCTGTTATTTCTTTTCTCCTCGAAGTTTCCGGTCGGCCAAAGCCTGGGCAACTGCCTGAGTGGATTTGTCTCCGTTCTTCGTTTCATCTTCTCCCTCCGGATTGATAGAAGATGCTCGGCCCACATCCTGAGAACCGCAATGGTTGCAGTGCATTGGGAATTTGTCCTCCAGCTGTGCATCGTAGGTCTTACGCAGAGCACTGAGGGTCTCCATGGTAGTTCCTTCGTTCTCCAAGAGTGCCAGAATATTCTGGTCTACGTTCTCCTCGCCGGAAACTTTCTTGTAGGCAGCCACCGTTTCCTCACGGAAAGATTTGATATGACCGTCCCAGTTTTTCTTTGCTTCCTTGTAAGACTCTACGTCCTTCTCGAGATTTGCTTTCTCTTCCTTGAGAGTCTGAATCTCGGTGTCTTTGGAAGCCACGGCCTCGGTGAGGCTCTGATTCTGCTGTACCAGGTTTTTAATCTGGGTGAGAGCCAGCTCTGCCGAAACTTCCTGACCTTCAGAAAGGGTCAAAAGATTTTCACCAAAGAGGCTCGCCAGCACTTGCTGCAATTCTTTGTCCATGTTTGTTTTATTTGTTTGGTTATTGTGGTTACCCTTTCCGGCACCCTTTTCATTATTAGATTGGGTGGTATTGTACTTTATATCTTTTTCAGAAAGAACCTTGAAGTCGAACATAGATACCCTCTTTGCTGGGTCATTTGCTTCGGCGGCTTTTTCTTCAGAGAAAGAATAGTACTGACTTCCTGCATAAGCAGGGCTGTTTAACTTACCGCTTTTGATAAGCTGAGCAAAGGGGTCTGCCCCATGCCATACCAAAGATGTCTCTTTATAGGATATAATCTTGGTAACAACCCTACGAATCAATTCTCCATTCTCGGTATAGGTACCAAGTTTAGAATAGAACTCCCATATATCTTCAAAGGCATGAGAGGGTTCCCATGCAAACTCTACAGTTACAGAGTTAGAATGTATGGATGGAGGGTCCATTTGAATACCACGAGCTATACGGGGATTTGAAAGACCGTCTATCTTCATGATACCATTGATACCAGCAGGAATAATTATCCCGGTCTTTTCATCCTGATAAGCTTCTTGCCACTCTACAGACTTAACTGCTCCAATGGCATTAGCCACATCAGTCTCATGGTCAAGGTTAACTGATTGACCTACCAATAATGGCATTGATTCCTTCAGTACTGCTTCTGGAAACTCAGTAGGATTATATTTCCTTGCCACTATTGCGGCAGAAAGCATTCGGAACATTGGCTCTATAAAGTCACTGTCCTTTGGCTTTAACATTTCTGGAGTTACTTCTGGCATGAACTGGTTGACATTCAAAGTGCCTCCCCACATACCAAACCTTTCCAGTGACTTCTTAGGGTCTTCACTGAAGTTACCAGTACCCTTATAGAAGTTTTCAGATAGAGAGTGAGCATCTATAACTATTTCTGGCACATCTGATACCATCAAGCTATGAGCTGCACTTAACACCATTACATCTGTGTTCTGCTGAGTCATTGGCATAATTTATCTTGGTTTACTGTCTTGGTCTTTCCTTTTGGGATTAGGATTTGCTTTATCACGGGTTCTACGGTCTGACTTATCTTTATCGTCTTCTCGTTTCTTTTTCTTTTGACCAGTGTCTGAATCACCCGTACCATCCGAATCATCAGATTCCACGGGAGTTCTTGGTTCTGGTTGGTCTGGAGTTTCATAACCCATATCCCGTGCAAACTGGTCCTGACTTATTATACCCTGATTGTACAATGTTACATTTACCCGAGCACGGTATTCACGAGCCTGTTGTAACTTAATATCATCCGAAACAGTTGAAGTTCCAAACTTGATAGTGATTCCCTTGTTGTTAAACCCAGCCAGGCGCAGTTCTAGAGAATAAAAGAACTCCAGTACAAAGATTACCAACGTTTGAATATTCTTTAACTGGGATATCATCTTAGACAGCTGTATGCCAGCTCCTCCTTCAGTACCACTCTGTGATGCAGATACTCCGATGATAGAACCATTTACTCCCAAGCCGTTTGCCACGGATTGTTGATTCATATTCCAGGGGAGGTTTATATTCTGCATAGAAGCTGAAGTAGACCTTAGTTCGAATTCGTGGTCATCAATGTAACCAACCACTACTCCATCAGACATACCTCCAACGATATTGGTCTTCATCTTCCTGAGAGTACTTTCCAAACGAGCAGCATAGGCTTTTTCACTTTCTCCAGCAGTACGAGGAGGTTTAGCCATCTTAGCTTCAAGGAAACCAACCATACCCATTACCTCCATGATATGTTTGAAATTCTTTCGCATAGTATGTTGACCAGCAATAGAATCCAAAGCCGACATGAATGGAGGTACTCCGTACGGTTCATCGGTATCATTATACATACCTACATAACAATAGGTCTCTGTATTCAATCGTATAAATGAATCTTTGAGACCATCTACCAAACGGGGATTTCTTTGATATGGGTGATATACTCCATTGTTCTCTCTCTTAAACCTTATAGTTTCTGGTTTGATGAAGAGTATGGTTTCCAGTCCGGTTAACTTCTTGTTTGGTACTCCTTCTACTGATATAGCACCACCAACTAGAAGCTGAACTATGAATTTGTTTACTAACCCATCAATACCAGCAGTATACTTAGACCACTTTCTTGATACATCCTTCAAATGCTCCCTCATCTTGGTAGACTCTTCTGGAGTATTGTTTGGGAAGTCGATAGTATGACCTGTATTCGACAGCTTGAACATGTCCTGCAATGCAATGCTGACGTCCGGGTTTATCTTGTACAGGTCCCGAATGATAGGTATTAGTTCTGTTCTGAACGTTGGGGTAACTAAGTTCGTCATACCATTGAGAGTGGTAATGAGTTCAGAGTTCCCCACACCGTCATCTGGTTGAGAAACTCTGCCCGGACTTATTGAACCCTTTCCCTCATCTTTGTTCTGAGATTCCACAGGCTTAGACCTGGTGAACCAACTGATAGGATTAAGTTTCATGTTATATTGAATGGTTTATGCTTACTGAGGAATTACTACAGTACCAGATGGACTGTGAGACCTGATATGATTGGTAATAGCCTTGCCGAATATAGCATCATCAGAATATGTTTCACCTTCCAAATCCAGGTCCATTGATGAATTATTCATTCTATGCTTACCACGAGCAATAGGTCTTCCGGCACCATCATAGATAAAGGTGTATGCTTCTTGTACGAAGAACGGATCTTTTACAATTACGTTTTCTTCCCTAATATCCTTCTCTAAGTTCTCAATGATTACAGAACGGTTCTTAGTTGTAGTTAACCAACCTGGGAACTTATCTTCCTCAGGTCTGTTCTTCCTCTTCTTACGTAATAGCTTAGTATAGAAGTATAGATTAGGATATCCCTCATCTTGAAGTATGGTAGTTACCGTCATACCAACATCATTGGTCTCTGGAGCTAACTTAGCAAAGTTGAACTTCTCTCCGATATCACCGAGCAATCGAGCATACTTGTTCAACGGTATTCTTCCCTTATATACTGCAGCCTCTTCTCCATCTCGGTCCATGCAAGTGAAAGCAGAGTAGTCTGTACCTCTACCAGTAGCACAGTCACCACCGATAAAGTATTCTTTGTTCGGGTCAGGTTCATTGAACTCTTTATATTGACCCTTGAGACGAGTATTGATAACAGGATAGTCGAATAAGCATTCTTCTATGGCCTTGATATCAGCTAAGTCGAATACTGTATTACCAGATGATAGGAAGTCACCGTCTATCTCCTGAGCAGTTCTCTTGGGACCAAGAGCAGCAGACATCTCTTCATACCATTTCTCATCTCTGTCAGGGTGCATCTGCCAATACAATCTGATTGGGTTGAATGGGTTGCCCCCAGATATAGCATCTACCCAAGTACCGTGAAAGAAGTTACCTACTCCATAGGGGGTTGAGTTTACTATAGCAGCACCACCAGTTGATAGAGTAGGGAAGGCTGATGCCCAGATAGTTGAAGCCCATCTTACGATTGCTGCCTCATCAATCACCAACAACGACAAAGATTCAGAACGACCAGCTTGGTCAGAGGTTGGAATGGATTCTATTACAGAACCATTTGCAAACTCTATAGTTGATACAGAACCAAATTCCCCAGCACGACCATTTATAATGGGCTCTTGCAAGTATGAAGGAAGGTTCTTGTACATGAACTTAATCTTCTTTAGTACCTTCTTTGCTACGGTGTCCTTGATTGAGATAATGTTTATCTTCTTGTTAGGATGATACATTGCTAACCAAAGACAGTAGAGAGAGATTAGCTCAGTAATACCAGCCTGACGAAACTTTAGGATGATATTGAACCTGTTGAGCATGAATTGGTATAGCACTGCCTTCTGAAAAGGATAGAGCAAGAACTTTACCATACCCAACACTGGGTTTATCACGTAGCAGAAAGTAGAAAAGAAGAAAGGGTCTTTCATCACCCGAACCAATGTCTTAAGTTGTTCGGGTGTAAGACTTGCATCTTCAACTAATGTCTTCTTTCTTGCCATGTCAGAAATTGTATGAAATTCTTAGGTACGGGTCGAGACCCAAATTATCCCGAAGTTTAGGATAATAGTTGATATTCAACCCGGCTTCATAATTAAATTTACTGGTATTGTATTTCAAGCCTAAATCCAAATCATGGAAGTTATGTACTGGTCGTATGGTATACTGAGCTACTGGATTAAATCTTTTTAGGAAGGATGTTTTCTTATAGGTTAATTTACCATCCAGATAGTTGTATTGATAACGAGAATAGTTTACTGAATACTCCTCAGTAGTAAGTTTACAGTCAGTACTGAATGTGGTTATAGATAGTTTGTCCCTGTTTGAAAGTATTTGCAATAACTTAGGAGCTTTAGGATAATTGGTCAGGAACAATTCATTGTATTCAATTTTAGTTGAATCTTTTTGAATGATAGTAACTACTCTGTCCACATATTCAATTCGTTCGATAGGAATAGAATCAATCCGATAGAGGAATACCATCTTGGGCAATTGAATCTTAGGGAATTCTACCTTTGGTACAAATGGTTTATCAACCCAAACCGTATCAGGTTGATTTGTAGAATTTTTTAAGTCATGCCTTAATTCAGAATTTCTGTTCCATAACCAAAATATGGATAAGGCCATAATTATAAAGGCCAAAGTAAGGATTACATTTTTCATTTTCTGTATTTGTTATTTGTTCTTTTCATATACCTTCCTTAAGTACGTATGTATAACTAATAATATACTACTTAAGGTATATTATTAGTACGCACGCATATACGAGGGGGGATTATCTTAAAATATCGGCCTTTTTAAGGCACTTTTTTAACCAAATCCCTACTTCATATACAGAACCTTTGGTTAAGGTATTCCTTCCCTTATTTAACCAATAGGTCGGATTATCCTTATCGAAATATACCTTAAAAGTTTTGGGAAACCCCATAATCACCCTATACTCTTCAAGTCCCATAATCCTTCCATGAGGGTTGAATTGCCTTGATGATGGTCTTACAGTTAAAGGGTAACTTCTTTTTCTATTACGATATACTCCCGGTAGAGTCTTCATCTTCTGAGTTCTCATAGGCCATTTGTAATCATTTTTGAACTCAGTTCTCCATAGCTTCCTTACTTGAGCTACTGTTAGAGTAGTTTTAGATTTGTCAGCATAGTGATACATAGCTAACTTTTTGTCATCAGCTTCTCTATGGTTTAGGTCTCTCATGACCTCTCTCTTCAATTGACACAAATTCTTGGGTTTGGTAACCTGAAAAGTGTGGTCAAATACCCGAGGATTGATTTTCGAGTCTTTTCTCACTCCTATCAATACCAGACGTTTCCTACTTTGTTGGGAATTACCGAATACCGTAACGGAGTGACAGTGCACTATAAGTTTGTAATCGGGTAAATTATGCTCCCATTCCCCGATAGGGATAAAATCTAGAAGTTTTGGGAGGTTCTCAAGCATAAATACTGCTGGTTTGAACTTCTTAATACTGGAAAGATATAAATTAAGGGTAGCATCTTCCCGGGGTTTACCCAGGGATTTTTTACGGGAGTAAGAGAATACAGAGCTATGTCCACAAGAGGGAGAACCGAGTATTAGGTCTATTTTGGTATTTTTTACCTCTTCCAAAGACCTTATAAAGGGTATATTTCCGAAATTGAGCTTCCATTGCTCTTCTTTTTTGGAGTGAAATACGGCTCTCGGCTCTACATTGGCTACAAGATGCTTCTTAAACTCGAATAATAGAGCTCCTTGAGCTCCACATACACCTAAAACATTCATTGAAAATAGATTTATATAATATATACCGGAAGGTCTTGCTATATTACTGGACTTGCTATTAGTCTAAAACTATATCTATGGAGGTTAAGCCTGTAAATAATCCAGCTGGATTATACGTATCTACTGATGGTAAAGCTTTTGTATATAAAAAGGGTAAACTATGCTCTCTGACCATTTATGAGAGTAAGTCTAAAAATAGGAAATATAAAAGAGCATACTGTTATTTTGGTGGTCGTATATGGTCTATATCTAGAGTAGTTGCCAAAACTTTCATACCAAATCTCAAAAATAAGCCGTATGTAGGACACAAAGATAATAATCCTCTGAACAATTCTGTTAGTAATCTATACTGGTGTACTCAATCTGAGAATATTAAGAAAGCTTCTGGTGAAAATCGGTTATGGGATAGAAGAGGAGCCAAAAACCCATATTATGGAGTAATAGGTGACAAACATTCAGTAGCAAAATATAGTAACGAGTTGAAGGTAGAATTATTCAAATATCATCAAAAACACACTTACTTAACCGTACAACAGTTACAAGTGAAATTCAACATAAAAAGTTCCCGTTCAGTACGTAAAATTATACACAAAGAAGACCCAGTTATAGTCCAGTACTTGAAGGAAGTTGAATAATCTATATAATATTGCATTAAAATAATAACAAAACTCATGAAAGTTGGTGATTTACTACTGGTAACAGGCCCTGCCTTCTTTGAAAAGACGGCTATTAAGGAGAGGAAAAAGGGAATCTACACCCTCGAGAATGGTATTAAGACTGACCGGACTCTACGTCCTATCAATTCTAAGTATCAAATCGAGGTTTTTAACGAAGAAAAGTATAAAACTCTGGTAGCACGGAGAACTTTGAACCGAGGTTTGGAAAAATTGGTCGCTATCAACAAAAAGGGGATTAAAAATCCTGATATAATCAGGTATGCAGCTGCCAAAATCAGTCGTATTATCGAAAAAATAGAAGGAAAATGATACGTTTCTTACTACATTGGATTGCAGTTAACGTTATTAGTTACTCCGCATATTGCGGTGGTATGACTTGGAAAGCTATTAAAGAAGCTGACAAAGAATATGATGGTAACGAATCTTGGTCCAAAGGTAAGAAAGAAACTATTCAAACACTCATAATCTGTATCACCATCATAATAATCATATCATGTCTGATATCTTAATGACCACTAACCCTGTTCCGGCTTGGTTGGGTTACACCCTTTTAGTGTTCTACACTCTCGGATTTATCTTCTGCTTGTTTATCAGAAGTGTAATCGAAGAAACTCCTCTCAAAAAAGCCACTAATCCTGTCAGATATGGAGTTTTATTCCTTATATGGGCAGTAAGTCCGGCAGTAATAACCGGATTATTCATACTAACCTTCAAAATCCTTTTCAAGAATGACAATCGAATTAAACGACATTGAAATAATCCTGAGAAAAGCTAGTGATGAAGAGAAGCAATCTATTCCGGTTTGGGATGCTTATATAGAGAAAGTAATCATAGACGGGAATATTCCTTCACTTTTACGGGATAAACTCACTGGAAAGATAAATAATCTTACTCTGGGATTCACCCAAAAGTTCAGTGGTCAATTAAAGGGTAATATTGAGAATGAGATATCATCCTTAGAGGAATATGTATACCGAAAACATGACCTAACCTTTACTAAGCTAAGAGTAGTAAGAGAACACTATTCATTAAGAATAACTACAGCTCAGGGTCAAACGTTCGACATTTGGGAACCTTAATCAAAATATTTATATGGCAGTAAAAGTTTATACTCCCGGTCAGTTCTATGCTGCCGGTGGAGTAGTAGAGGAAATGTTTTACCAAGAAGTTGGTAAAACAAAGAAGTACCTAAGGAAAAGAGTTGGTTTTGTACGTTCTTTCGAACAAGTAATCAAGAATCTGAATGATGAAGCTTGGAGAAAGTTTCATTACATGAAAGCTAACGTTAGGGGCGTAGATTATACCTTAGTATATGACCCAGAGAATAAGGAATACCCATATCTTTTCGTAGAAACTAAGTTCTACCTAAAACAGAAGGCTAAGATTAAAGAACCAGACCAAAAGTAGTAAATGTAATCACACATAATAGGAGGTCAGTAAATATCTGACCTCCTATTTAGCGTTTTTTTTTTATTCCAACGAAGCGTAACTATAGGTCAGTACTCCGGCACTTGTAATTATAACCCTGTATATAGCTGTGGTTTGGTCGTCGTTGACAAAACCTCTGCCTATAGCCTGACCATCTTGTGTAGCATGACCATAATTGAAGTCAAACCTTACTTCTCTATTATTGACCCTTAATCCAGTGGACATGGCTCTTTGTTCATATTGACCGCCATAGTCAATACTATCCACTATCATGACTCCGTCTATCTGTTCATTTTTAGCCTGAGTGTAGATGCTTATTAGCTCAGCAGTAGAAAGGATATTGTCTCTCCAGCTGCCAACGTCATTGGTTGGTAATGGTAACTTTGCAAACTTCATATCGTCTTCTATTATTGTGATTGGTACGTTTTGAGAATGGAATCCTAACATAGCCGTATTGTATGTGTTTAATGGTAAAAGTATTTCTTAGAAGAAATACTTTTATACATATATAAGGACATTAACACCAAAAGCCATGTTAGGGTTTCACTCACAGAATGTATTACAAATCTTGGAAAATATGAAACCAATAATTTTTAGAATTAACGTTACCGATGAGGGTGAAATGACCTTCAATAAAGTAGAAGGAATGACCAATTCCCAAGCCTATGAACTAATGCTTCGGAACGGTTATGGTAAAGAAGGTGATGAACCTACCATACCTATCATCAGAGTTTCTTATGAATCGGTGGGAGTAGGCTATGATTATACCATGGATTTTATAGCTACACCGGTAATTACTTTCGGTAGCAATACTAGACCTCTCACCTTTGCCTTAAAAATACCGGCTATACCAAAGGAGGTTTCGGCCAGGTTAGAATTTGATACTGCCTTATATGGTAGAGGAAGAATGGCAGATAATGTATTCATTGGCCTGGTTATAAATGCCAACGGTAATATAAGCGTTAAGTATTTCGAGAACTAACCATACCCATCATATACCCAGCTTTTAAGCTGGGTATTTTTGTGTGAGTAGGTCACCTAAGAGTATATCTCTAAGATATACTTTTACCAATAAACCTTACAACTTATGAGTTTGTTAATGTTTCATTCAGGCAATGTGCCTTTCACACTAAATGGAGATGATATGAAAATAGCTAGAATCCTACTACCGACCGTTCAAGGTGGTACTTTCAATTTAACTGCTAATAAAGTGGAAGATTTGAAAGCTATATTTGAAGATGATACCATTGAAGGATTGATGGTAGAAGATACTTCTAACTTCACTGTAGGTAGTTACAACATAGTAAACCAAAGAGCTATATCCGGTTATATGAGAAAAGAAAGCGACCGTAAAAGGTTCTTCTTTTTAGGATATTATGACAGTGAAAATCCGTCCAATTATACCTCTGGCTATATTACTCGAGATGGTACTAGGTTTTTAATGGATTTATCCATTACTAATACTGGAAAAATATATCTAATATCAGTTGTTGAAACTAACCATTAAAGGCAAAGCCCAGTAGTTTATAGGTTTCTACTGGGCTTGATTGTGTGTACATTACATCATTAAAAGTATATCATAGTGATATACTTTTAATCCATAAACCATACGATATGAGTTTACTTTTATTTCACCAAGGTAATGTACCTATAATCGAAGATGATATGAGATTTGCAGAAATTAAACTGGAGAACAACAAAACAACAGGTAAGAACTGGTCATACATCGGGTTTGTTACACCAGAGGGTGTACTCTCCTAGATTGTAATGGACCTCGTAGAAAGCCGTATAGATGGTATTAAATTGGTAATGGACCTGACAGCTTTCAAGGATTCCAGTAGTCCAGAAGGTTCTATCATTACAGGATTCCCATATTTTACCGTAAATCACGACCTACAGAAGTTAAACATACAGGTAGCAGGCTCAGGTATAATTATGCCTACAGATGACTGGGCCAGTAAAATTAACTACATAAACATCTATGCTGATGGAGACTTAGAAATTAGCTTGATAGAGAATAGAAGATAAATCATAAATCCTTAAATAGGGGGGACTCAATAATAAGGGTCCCCCCTATTGTGTGTATAGCTTGATACCGAAACGATTATTCTAAGTCTATATCTTCAAAACTTAATAATATGTATTACTTAATCGGTTTACTCGTAGGTTTTATTTTAATTCTCATTCTATACGGTATATTGGTATGGTCCTTTATGCAGTTGCAAGAACCTTCCAGAGATTTATTAAATAAAATAGGTGAGTTATTTATATTTGGAATAATTTGCATACTGGTAATCACTCTTACCATAATTATAATTAAGCCTTATGCCTAAAATCATTGGTAATACTAAGGGAATAACCTTAGATAAAGATGGTCAGCCACAAGTTGACAACTCATTTGAAGGCCCTGCCTATGTAGTTCAAGATATGGGATTGGGTATCGAAGAGAAAGTAATATCCCTTACCAGAGAGGGTGACCGATTAAAAACCAAATACACCTCTGAAAGGGCTTACATCCACAATGGATTTGAGTTCCTAATAGAATGCTCTGATTGTAAAGCTATAACTAAGGTAGAGAAAAATGGTTTAAGTGGAACCAAGCCTTATATAACCCGGTGCAGTCAATGTGGGAAGATATTCATCAACCCTTATTATAAGGACCCAGTCAGTGAATCCTGGGAGAAGAACCCTCCAACTCAAATCGTAGATTAACCATGGAACAGATGGAGAAAAATAATATTATTCTGGAATGGATAACCAAAGCCAAAAGATACTATCATGGTATGTGTAAGGCATTCAAGGCAGGCTATTCTTTACTTCCATGATTAAAGCCTTTGATAAATTGATAAGCATATACAATCATGAAAGTTAGGGTAAAGCTTATAAAGTGGAAATGTAATAGCCATACCCATTTGGGTAGTAAGAGTATCTATACCATAGGTATGGAGTTATTGAATTTGGATAACTTAGAAACCTTAAAGGTTTCTATAGAATCAAACAAGATTGGGCCGTATAGAAACTTTGATGATATATCCTTATTATTGAATAGGGCATCTTATGAGGGGTGGATAGGAGAGTATATAGATGAAAGTGATAATGGAGTACCAGGGTTAAGGTTTATTAGGTTTACGATGGTTATTTGAGCCCTTATAATAGAAGCCTTAAAAAATATCCCGGAAAATTTTATGAAGAGCCTTTAGATGGGTTCTTCATTTTGTGTAGGGAGAGGGGGGGTGGATGAGGTTATGTACCTATGTGGCATGTGCCTTTCAGAGGAGCTAAAGGTAATCGGTAGTTCAGGAATCCCTTAATACGAGGAGCCCAAAAAGTCCTTGCATAAAAAAGGGACCACGGTGTCCCTATCGCAAAATTAAATTTTATTAAAAATAGGGGACAAATTTTGGTTTGTCCCCTTTGGTATTACCCCGGTAGGGGTTTTATTTACCCCCCTTTGCCGGTTGCATGAGTGCAAGGAAATTGGTTATGGATTGCCGTTTTTCCGTGTTGGCATTGGCATCCACTATTGCAGTGGAGTTAATATATACCTGAGTAGCATAGGATTGCCATGCCTTGCGGAGTTCGGCCAACTTGGCAGGTTGCTTTGCCGATGCAATGCTTTCGGCAATAAAGTTGTCTAACTTTTTGCGTAATTTCATACGCAAATTTTTCTTCTCTTTGTCGGTTTTGCATTCTGCAAAAATTTCTTTTTTGTAGATGCTTTTTCTTTCGTTAGTCGAAAAAATTTCGTTGCCGATTGCTAAAATTTCATTTGCTTTCATAATAGTAAAATTTTTTAATTGGTTTAACTTTTATTAGTTCTTTTCTGTATTACAAATATACAACAAATATTTGTAATTGGTGGCCCCGGAAGCATTTATTTTCATAAAACTTTCTGGGAGCTATTTCTGGACATTCATGGCATGGGAATTGCTACCATGGCCTTCTTGGCACCATCAGGGCACCTGAAAGAAGGTTCTGATAGAAGGTCTTAATGTTCGGTTCCTAAAATGGTCTTAGCTCCTGGGATGGGTCCTATATGTCCGAAATGAATTATGGCCTTAGCTCTCACCATGCACTGCCTTTCTTTTCAACCCGAAGTTCCCATGGTTGGCTTAGGATTAGGTACCCTACCTTTCATAATCTAGAAGTTCTTAGTTTTATAAACAAGTAAACTTATATTCCGTAAGTCTTAAGTTTCTATGATATGCCCCTGCTTGCATTGGGATACACCTTTCCTTGCATTCATTCCCTCTATATTATATAATATATGATGGCCTGGTTGGGTACCTATATGGTACCTTAGCCTATAATATAAAAGGCCTATAAGCCAAGCCACTAAAAGCGATATAAGGCCTTAACCATATACCAATATAAAAAGGCCCCTAAAAGCGGAGCCCAACCTTGAAAGCAAATGAAGGTTAAATCTTATCGACCTCCAATCCTTCAGGTCCCATATTAAGGATGTACCCTGCATGAATCAGATTATTGATTACGGAAGGTACACATTTCTTAATATGCAACCTGAATTCAGTCTGGCCCATATACCCTACGAAGTTATTCTTAGGAGTATTGATTGCCAATTCGGTTGAATGATGTTTGGAGATAATCTCCAGAGCATTGGTAAAGTCTTTGGGATTAAGCATGGCTTTATTGATTTAATGTTATGGTCTTATTTTGATTAAGTATCGAATGAGGATTCATGGGATAAATTATATATCCTTCTCCTAAAGAATTCTTGGTGGCTTCTGTTAAGGTAAGATAATTCTTCATATCACCCTTGGTAGTGATAATAGAACCATCCTTTAATTTTACCTCCAAATGAGCTTGGCCTAAATCTATTAAGGATATAGATTGGATATCCGAGCATTTAATACGCACCTTAGAAGAATTGGAGCAACCCATAAGCATGAGAGCCGTGGTAAGGATTAAGGTAAGTTTTTTCATATAGGGTTTATTATTTCTTTTTCTTTATACAAATATAATCATAATATATTATATATGCAAATAATTCTTTAAGGCCTACCTTTAAGGTAGTTTATGGCCTTAAAAGGTACCTTAAACCAGCCTTAACTTGAGAAATCAAATCTCCAATACTCTATTCCTGGCATATCTATTTTAGACACCTGTTCCAAAATCCCCTAAAAGACTCGCATATATATATATAGACTCTGTTCTTTAAGGTTAAGGATTAAGGCCCATAATGGTACCATCAGTGTACCAATCTGAATAGAGAGTCAAGCTGTAGATATCAAGAGTCAGAGGGCCTAATGTCTCTTTATCGAAAAGGCCTTAGCTAGGGGCCTTAACCTCAATCCTAATATACTTATTATATATATATAGACTTGATTAAGGTAGGGGGGTTTAGGCACCTTTAAGGTACACCTGGGAAGCCTTGTTCCTGGTCTTAGGGCCCTAAGTCTGGTTAGCTAATACGTATAGTAACATAGATAGCTCCAGAGCTCATAGGGTACACAGTACCCAGGGCCCATCACCTACCTTAAAATTTTTTCCTCACCCCGATTTTATGGCCCTTCAATTCCCTCGATATCTGAACCTCATCATCGACTGCCTGTTAACTTTTACCCTAACCTAACACATAAATAAAAGGCCTCTAAGATAAAAGCCAATCCTAAAAGCCATATATGATTGATGATTATAAGTATATGTATTTATATACGCCCTTATATATTAAGGATGTTGTTATGGATTATTGATTTCTTTTGTGTTTTGGGGTGGTTGAGTTTATAGATATTGATACATACCTTTATGGTATACCTTTTAAGGAGGATTCTTAAGGTGTAGTATCTTATTCTCTTGGAGAAGTTATTTTGGGTTATTCATGTTTGGGGTTGGGTTAGAAGCCTGGCTTTAGGTTGAGATGCCTTAATACTTCCCTTAGTTCGGAATCTGTATATTCCTTTGCCTTTTGGATTGGGATGTTGTTGTGGTTGGAGGCTATGATGATTGCCCTTTCCTTTGAGACCTTAATTGGTTTTCTCTGTTTCATGGGTTAGTTGGATTTAGGGTAGAACTTATTTTTGAGGGTAGTGTAATTCCAGAGGATGGTCTCATATTCATCCTTGGTATATTCCTCTTGTTTGAAAGGCAGTGTATCGGTTATTTTATAGTCCTGATTTTTCATGGTTTAGTATTTTATTTGGATGATTACCCAAGAAACTATCAGTATTACAGCTACCAGGATGACCCATTCCAGTAATGCTTGCAATAATAACTTAAGTGTTTTCATTCCAGTTATCTTTGAGTTACTAGATTGGGTAGTAGCAGCGGATAGAGATGATACCTCCGTGATTTCGGATTACTGTTATATCCTCGTATTGGAAATAATCCAGAAGAGGAGTATAGAAGCTGAATAATGATTCCAAATCCTCGTTTGTACCTCCGAAGATTTTACATCCAGGAGCTGGTGTGAAGGTGAAAGTATGATAACCCCCGGTCTGATTGTTTCTGGTTTCAATCTTAGTGAGGAGCATATTATATCTCTGGAGGAAATCTCGGAATGTGCAATGGAAATACATTTCAGGGTCTGTCATGTTTTGTCTTTTGCACCATCCTCTTACTTTCTTAAGGAGGTATAAGTAGATGTCTGATTGTTTTTTCATGGCCTTATTTTATTTATTGGTTTATTATCTTATTTCCTATATACAAATATAGCAAAGATTTTGCAATTATGCAAATAAATATTGAAGGCCTTTACCAGCGTTCGTCTTCGATAGTGATGCGAATGTTAACATTCTGTTGGGGATGCTCCTTTAACCATCTCTCAATCTCCCCAGCCCTTTTGAGACTGTCGATATAGTCTGGAGCTAAAGCCTTAACTGTTTCATAAGGTAAGCTCCCATCGGGATTTATCCAGGGTTTAGCAGGTGGCTCTTTTACCTTGTTTTTATTCTCGATTACTGCCATGATAGCTACGGTCAGGACAATAGCAATAGCTAACAACATGAATAGAATGAGAGTATTGCCCCCTGAGTTTTCATCTTGGGTTTTCATGAGATTTTATCTTTTAGTTGAATATTGTGAGCTGACATGAGTTTAGTATGTGACATAAACTCTTTCATGGAGTCTTCTCTAATAAGGGTGAGAACCTTTTCTCCAGTCTTGGTGTTGACCATCATGGTGGGGACTACCTTAGACATTTTGGGTAGTCCATTTTCACCAGGTTCCAAGTCCTCAATTAACTTTATTTCCGCTTCTGGGTCCAGCTCCAACATGTACGGAATCAATTCAAACATTTTCATAGCTTTGACTTTATGATATCTCTGATACCTATTAGTTTTAGTTTCTGTTCAGGAGTTAAATCCGGGTCTTTCATTGCCTTGTTGACTTCAATATATAACTCCTGCATTTTTATCCTGTAGAGAGGCCCTTTGATATGTTTGCATACCCAGTTGTATTCTCTACAGATTTTATTGATTGAACTCATGCTATGACGGTTATTACCAATCCAAGGTTGCAACCACTTACCAGTACTTCATCATCTCCGGTAGAGAGAATCTCCTTCAATTGGTTTAATACCCCCCGGAAATTCATTTTGATTGCTCCCTCTGATTCATTGTACTTGACCAGGAGAGTATGCTTGTATGACTGAGGAATACGGTCCTGGTCATATTTAATCTCTACTTTATAATCGTAGAGTTCCAATCCAAGTCGGGAATCCAGTTCTTCCATCATCTCGGCATAGGTGTCCTCGATTGCTTCCTTGATGCAATCTACTTCCTCTTCATAAATCTTTCCCAAGTTGCATGATTCCTTGAGACCTGAGAGCATAACTTTTTTATAATCTTCCATAATTGCAGGGTTTTATATTTTCTTATTGCAAATATAATATATTAAATCCATATTTGCAAATTAAAGTCATCGGTCTGAGAATGGTATCCCGTAATTCTCAAAGGCATCTTTAGCCTCTTGAGGTAAATATCCATGTTGTTTGGATGCAAGGTATACTATACCGTTGCAATCGCTTACTACCCCGGTGATAGTATGTTCAAAAGGCCAGGTAGGCTGAACTGCGACCATTACTGGTGCCTGAGGGTCCATTTCTTCTAATGCACCTATCAGGTCTTCTACTGTGTAACTTGAAGTCATTCTTCTCATAATCTTGAATTTTAATATATGGTCATTTCTATGGTTCTTTTGATTACCGTTTCTCTGGTATCTTTTACCCTGTCAATGAGGTATGCTTTAGCAATGCTCTCATCATTTTCATCTACCCATTTGGCTACATCTACCTTCCGGGTAAGTTCTACCTCCATATCATGAGCTGCATGTATGGTTTTATGATAAGTATGATTCTTCAGGTAGAACCAAATGAGTAATTTGTATCTTTTCTGTGCCATATTAGTTAAGTTTAGAAAGTGAAACCTATGTAGACTTCTTTGTTACCCTTACGGAGTACTTCATGATTGGTATCTGCCCATTTATAGGTACTGTAGGCTTTTGCTTCGGGTATGTATTCTCCTCTGACCCATACCTGAGATTCTTGAGGTTCTTCTATCGGATTAAGGGTAAAGTATTCTCCCCTTTTCAGGTCCTTAATTGTTTTCTTTTCCATACCTTAAATGTTTTAGGGTTTTATCTTTATTTCTTTATACAAATATAAGAATAATATTTTTAATATGCAAATAAAACTTCTCGGCATCGGGGAGTAAGCAAGGATTCTAGAAACTTTAGTTCCTATTTGGGTCTAGTTTTATTAGTAACACAGAAAAGACCTCTTTTCTAGAGGTCTTAATGGTCCTTTATTTATTAGGCCTTAGCTGGTATAGGTACCGGTTTGTAATAGATATCTCCTTCTGATGTAAGAGGATGTTTGAACAGCTCATATTCCAGGGATGAAGTATCTGGAAACTCTATCTGGATACGTATACCGGAATATACTTTCCACCCTGGCCTATCTCCGATATCATCATCGAATAGGCTTATGATATCTATCCTTACTCGGTTCTCCACGGATTTTGTACCGAATAACTTATTGGTAAAGTTGAGTACTACACCTTTGATAGTGGGATAATACTTCGGGTCGTACTTTTGGTACATACTGTGGCAGTAGAGTCTGCTTGCCCTTATTAAAAGGCCTATTTTCTGATTAACGTGCATAGTTATAAAAGGTTAACGTTACATGATTTTGTCGAATACGAAGTAATTAGTAGCTTCGTTCATGGGAATATAATGAGTCTTCTCCATAAAGTCTGGTCCGGCTATAGTTATAGCCCTCACATTATTTGCCTCATCATCCTCTACATTGAGAATCATACCGAGATTTGTATGAGTATCTGCATGGGCTACTCCCAGTAGCATTCCGGGACAAATATCATCCATGACTTGCATACCAATATACTGTCCATCTTCAGATATGGTATCTACATATTTACCATTCTCTACATACTGGAATAGATTGCACCAACCAGTGATGGTATGTATCTTTATTTTAGTTGCACAGGCTTGTGCCGATAGAGTTACTTTGCTGTTAGTGCATAACCAATCCTGACGATTTATTCTCTCGTCAGTGAAAACAATATCTTCCTGATAAGGAGGATAAGGTAATCCGAATACTTTAATTTTCTTACCTTCATTGATAAGCTGATTGATTCTGATTACCACTTTAGTTGCTGTTAAAACTTCTTTCATAGTAGGTGTTTGTGTTATAGATTGAACTGAACTTCGGCTTTGTAATTTGGCTCATCCTTACCAACTTCGAAAGGTATGCCTAAGTAATGAGGGTAAGGATTATGCCAGATGTTCTCCTTGATAAGCTCTTCAGAAGCTTTTTTAATATTATCTTCACCCGTAATAAAGAATTTGATTTCATACTTATTACCGGTTACTACTTTAAGATTACCTTCTATAGTTACTACTGTAACTTTTCCTCTGGCTGTAATTATTAAATCCATAACCTTTTAATTTTTGTTTATACAAATATAAGAAATTAAATCTAATTTTGCAAATTAAAATCAAGGGTTATCTTCGAGTTCTGGGTCTATCTCTTCGTAGTCTATCCCCTCTTCGATTTCTCGTCGGATTTGGTGATGGTCTTCCTCGAAAGCTTTTAAGGCACCATGGTAGTCTCCTGTTACGCTATCCAATTCGGCCTTCTTGAGGGTTAAGCCTTCTTTCTCCCCTCTATTACCCTCTTGTTTTGTTGCAACTACCACGGGTAATTCTTTGAAGTCGTATTGGTTTTCTACATATTCTATCTCCTTTATACCACCCTTATCGGCAATCTCTTTTTGAATCATAGACATAGCTATGTCTCGGGTCAATACTGGTTCAGATTCACCGGTATTGTTGAATTGATTGTTCTGTTGGTTAAAGATATTTACGGTACCACCGCCGGACACTGCCCGTACTAAACTCTGAAGAGAGGTTGTTGACTGTTGCTTTAATCCAATGGCTTTATTGACCTCTGAGGTTATGAAAGGAGCATACCTTCCCCCCTGAGAATCTCTGAGTATTTGTAGCTGTTGACTTATCTCCATACGGTCTTCAAGTGCCCAGCCTATGCAAGCTCCCATGAGAGAATCAGCAATTTCATCCATCTTGTTACGGTCAAATAAGCCATTGTCTAGAAACGTTTGTTTCATCTGCATCTGGATAATTGCTGGCTCACATTTTAAGAAATCTGCGAGCTCATTTACTGAATAAACCCTTGCCCATAATTTCCCATTGTTAACTATCCAAGTATGGATAACGAACTTGGTCAGATTTTTAAGAGCTTCGTCATCTCCAGCATTAGCTTGTAAAGCTAATTGGGTTATACCTAACCCCCTTGGGAATCGTGTAACTATCTTCTGTTCTTTCATAAGATTTGATTTTGGTATCTAATAGTTAATCCCAATAAAAATATATATATAAAAAGGCCCTGTTGTGGCAAGGGCCTTTTTGAATTAACTCTTTGATAGTCAGGTTGCTGGATCACCTCAATAGGCTTACCTTTAATTTAGATGAGCTTATTGACAGATTAAATTCGGCTATCTGATTTTCGAACTTAAGCTGGTTACTCAGTGCCAAAAGCCCTGAATATAGCTGGTCTACATGCTTAGGGTAATTTACCTCTATGGTAACTGAGTTTGATTTATACTCGTAGCTCAGGTTTACCTCTTCCTCTCCGGCTGTCTTATATGATGTCAGGATATTATCCGTTACCATAACAGCCAAGGTTAAAAATGACCTCATAAAATCTTAGTAACTTTAGAGTCTTGTATTATTAGGATTTACCGTTTTCCCTTAGCTTTAGTAGCCTTTACTTTGCCCTGCTTTGCCAAACTTTGGGCAGCTCCGTAGGCAACTACGGCATCTAATAAAGGTTTCATTTTCTCCTCTCTTTCTTTGGCTTCTCTTTGCCGTTCTTCCTCCTCGGCCTTAAATTTGGCTTCTCTTTCGATGGCCTTTTGCCGCCTCTCTTCTATTTCCGCATGAACGTTGGGGAATAGATTTGCCCGGAGAGGTATTACATGCAGGGCAAAGAAAGCTGAGAATAAACCATCCGATAAAGGCTCTCCAAGTTTCTTCTTGGAAATTTGCCAAAACTTGTCCTGCTGTTCTTTGATGGCATGGAGGAATTTTTCATAGGTGAACTGTACCTGCATCTTTTTGCAGGCCGTCATCATTGCCTCAATTCGGTCCTTAAATTCTTGGCCAAAGGCCTCCATGAATTTCTTCCGGTTAAAGTTGTAATTCGGCGTGTCCAACTTAAACTGTTTTACATACTCTGCAGTTTTCATAGTGTCTTGTTGTTTATAAGTTATTGATTTATTAAGTGATTTAATGCTGATTCTCTAGTTACCACTTGAAAAAGGTAGCCTATATACTTATCTTCCCAATATGATAACCAAACCGGGTCAGGAAACCTGAACTTATTCTTTTCTTGTACCGAAATATTTCTTGGCATACCCGAAATATATAATAAGTGAGGCCCATCAATATTCTCTATAAATACTGGATGCAACATATTCTCGTCTACCTTAAAGTAACCTTTAATGGCATAATCCGGGATATATTGATTTGACCTCATTCCGCAATCGAATGCCAAATCCTCTACTTGATACAATTCAGGATTTATAGGGTATTCCTCTTGAGCTTGTACTCTTCCCTGGGATTGAAGGTAGTAGGTGATTTTGGATTTATCAAGCGTTACGCTTTTTACTCTTTCGGGAAACATGGTGCTTATCTTTCAATGGTACATAGTCTTCGATTTCATCCAATCGGTCAGTCACTAAAGCATATACGAATAGCTTAGCAGGACGGAAGAAGAATCTCCTTATATTCCTCTCCGAAATGTAATGGTCGTATATCTTGAAGAATTTTTTCTGATGTCTATGTTTAAGATTCCGTTGTGTTAGGTATGACCTAAGTACTTCTTTGTGCAACTCTAGCAATTCTTTATCTACCTTCTGAATTGCTTTCTCTGGTAAGCCAACAATCATAATCTTTCATATCGTTAAAGTGTGATTATACTGAGGGGCCAGAGCCGTAGCCCTGTGCCCCTCTCCTACTATGAAAGATTATATTGCAACGGATTCCTTGACGAATTGGTTCTTGTACTCCAGGTATTCCTTCTTGGCCTTTTTGAACTCCTTCGAGTCCTGATTCTCGATTCGGAGCATGGCCAGCTCCAGCTGGTGAATCTTGTTTCGGACCTGCTGCCGGAACTTCTTCCTGGAGAGGGTGTCCTCGCAGTCGGCGGGATAGATGTATTTGACCTCTCGTTTCGTTACCACCTCTTCTACGAGGTTGGCTTCGACCTTCTCCTGGGTCTTTGCGATGAGCTTGTCCTTCTTGGACTTCTTCTTTTTCTTTTCTTCAGCCACCGGTGCTGTGGCTTCTTCTTTTTTCTTGCCCTTTTTCAGAGCTTCCTTGGATTTCTCCACCATTTCGGCCTTCTCTTCGATGAGAGTGTTGATGCCTTCGACCAAATTAGTCTTTTTCAGTTCCTGAGCCTTTTTGTTCTTGTTCTTTTTCATGGCTTACAATGTTAAAAGTTTGACATTAAATTAAAAGTTATTTTATTTCTTCTTATTTCCTATTGCAAATATAGGGGAACTTTTCTATATATGCAAATATTTTTATCATTTTCTTTGAGGTCGTGTTCTTGGCTCTGGTAGGTTATTGTATTTTGGTTATTCTGGCCCAAGAGCAAGGGCATTCATCCTCTTCGGCATCTTCATCTAATTCATTATTGTGAACTTCGACTTCAAACCATTCGGGTCTGTCTCCAAAATCCATATCTGGTAAAGCTATATTAGCTTCTGGATTAAGGCAACTTAAAACTGCCAATAGTTCTTTTACTTGCATACTCTTATTGTTTTGTTTATGCAAATATAGATATAAATATCAACCCCTGCAAATTATTTTACTAATTATTTAGAGGTTCGTTCACGGTATGGGTAATTTTAACGTATTCTAAGCATTGGACCTGTTTTCTATACATGTTAACATAGACAATTTGTCTGAAGCCGTCATCCTGAATCTCTACTGATTTAACTTGAGACTCAGGTCCCATAAGCTCATTATAGGTTTCAGCTACAGTTGATGGCTTCATTTCTCGGATAATTTTTTGAGAGTCTTCTTGAATTTGGCCATGTAATGACAATCTTTGGTAGGGCATTTACCGTCAGGTGTAAGGTTTTCATTGGCACCACACTTAGTCATGCCAGTTGCCTTGTAAGGACAACACTTACGATGTGCTGCACATGCAGCCTTAAATTCTACTACAGTACTCATATACAAAATTCTGGTTTATTGCCTATGTATATCTTTGCCCTAAGCATATAGAGTTTAGATAAAGCCACCTTCTCAGATTCCGATGAAAACTCTGAACTCAGATTATCCAATATCATATCTAAGGAACTTCTAAAATCAATCTTTTCATCCTTAGTTAGTTCTCTACTTTTAGCCAAAGATATATAGCTGTTTACCTTCCCTAAATAGGCTTTTGTTAAGTTATTCATGATATTCTTTTACCTTAGTGAGTCTGCACTTGAATTTGAGTGGCATTACATAGTCTCCCCACCATCCCGTTAGAGGTAAAATACACCCGATAAGGGCATAGTAGTAGAAAGTTTTTGCAACAAACTGCTGTTTCTCATCGTCCCAAAAAGTATCTACTCTAGCATCTTCATCTGTTGCAGGGTCTACATATACCCAATGATATGATAGCCGGATGAATAACCATTGCAGTATCAGTATATTTATCCATCCCAATAAAGTCATACCGAATACTTTCTTCCATACCCAGCTGTTTGTTTGCTTTATTTCTTTTCCCATAGTCCGTATGTTGGTTGAAGGTTTTTAACTCGATGATATATGTCTAAACTCTTCCAGATTAACTCTGCTTGAGCTATCACTGCGTCCTTTGCTTCTTTATGATTGTTGAATGTATTCCATAGCTCAGGAGTATAGTTAATACATTTCAAACATTCTGGTTCTCCATCTACATGTTTTACTATTATGTAAAAATATACCTCCCTGTCTATTATATGACCTATACGTTCTCCTTCAAATAATATTTGAGCTCTCGGTTTGAAGTCGAATATATCCTTACTTCTCTTTCCGTTAACGTATTTGTTTACCTTGAACTTTACTATGCCTGCCATATCAATCCATGTTTCGTTCGAAGTATTCGTAAAAGTCCGCATCTTCAGTTAACTGTTCCAATAATTCTTCTACATCCATATCCAAGTGAACTGATGCCCCTGATACTTGTAGAGTTATTCCCGAACTGTAACTGCTAGAAGACCCATGAAGTTTTAACTCCTTGGGCCTGTCTCCAGTATATTCATCCCGATAATGAATAATACCATTTTTATAATCATAGCTCTTTACCTCGGATAAATGTCTTGATTCATCCCAGTTTTTCCAGTGAGGGGTTGCATCTGGTGTTGGGGGAACTGTTTTAGCATCCCACAACATACAGACTACACAGAAGGCTGATACCCCTATTATTACCCTCTTTGCAGCTCCCCAAATAGTCTTAGCCTCATCTGGTTCTCCATCTGATGTATAATACCTTTTCATAATTTCTTTCCGGCATACTTATTCCGGATTCTCTTTTCGAATGATTTACCTACCGATTCTCCATTTTGGATATCCTCTTTGAACATCCTGAAGTCAAACTCTGATACAGAGTTATATTGGTATACCTTTTCCCCCTTGAAGGTAATGGTGATATCTCGGTTTTCATCATCCATTATTACCTTCTCAATTCTGGATGAACTTGTAATGTTAAATACGTCTTTCATCGTTACTGTCCTTTAAGCTCAAAAGTATTAAGTCCCATAGCTACCACATTATTTTCTTTCCTAAGTGCTTGGCAGGTAAAGAAAATATCCCAGAGGGTGAAGACAGAATCAGAACTCATTTCCATTAAGTCTTCTTCCATCATATATAGTGTACTCATAATAGTGTTGAACCATCTTTGGTTTAATCCTGTTACCAACATGTTTTCAACATCTTCATACCTATTGTTGAATGTATCTCCTTGAACTCTTTGAAAGGCTTCTATATATTCCCTTGCCATTGATTCTACCGCTTCTAGAGAAGTCCCGTAGCAAGGGAATATAATTTTCCATTTGTCTAAGCTCCTATCCTCTAAAAGGGATTCCAGCGCCTGAATATGCACATCCATAATCTGATTCCAGATTTCCTGGGCAGATAATCGCCTTTGCAATTTCAGTTTGATACAACCTCGGTTAATTTTCATTCTTTTATAATATTTCGTTATGCAAATATAATACTTATTATTATAATATGCAAATTAAATTCAGTGGTGTTGTATGGGTTAGTTCAACAAAGAACCCCCGAACCTAATTAAAGATTCGGGGTCAAGAGGTTTCATAAACGATTGCCTATCGGGTTAATCCTCCTCTTTCTTTGCCTTCTTTTTCTTCTTCTTGTCCTTGCCTTCTTTCGAAGGCTTGTCTGCCTTCTTTTCCTTGGCCGGCTCTTCTTTCTTTGCCTTCTTCTCTTTCTTGGGAGCAGCTGCCGGAGCACCTGATGCCAACTCTGCAGCATACTTCTTGCCCTCGGCCTCGGCCTTCTCCTTGGACATGGTCTTCAGAAGAGTACGCATCTTCTGACGGTACTTCTTCTTCTGGTCGGATGTCATCTCCTTTCCGTCCACGGTAGGATAGTCGTAAGCATTGGGTGTACCCGTAACCTTTTCTTTCTTGGGATGGGCTTCAGGCTTCTGGTTTTTCTTGGCTTTTTCTACGGCCTTCTCCTCCGTAGCTGCCCGGGCCTTTTTGTTCCCGAGGTTGATGATGTCTACCCAAGCCTGGATTTTCTTTCCATGCTTCTTGTGGCCTGTCCAATCTTTCTTGGGGTCGAGGTCGTTCTCTTCCATGTAGGCCAGCATTTCCTTCTGAGCCCGGCGTGCTTTCTTTGCGGCCAGGTCTTTCTTGCTGATGTCTTTTGCCATTGTTGTTGAGTTGATTAAATAAAACTGGTTTGAATTACCTTTGCATGTTTATAGTTTGGTTAAGGAGTTTTTGGTCTGCACTTCCTTTATCTCTGAGATGATTATTTCCATCCCCTGAAGATTTGCCATCAACTTAAGATGAGCAACAGCATCATCCTGAGATATGTTGGTATATGTAATCCTAAATCTTTCACCAGAGCCCTTGTTTTCAAAAGTTATGGTTAAGATGTTTCCATTTGCCAAATCTTCTATGCGCTTTGCCAGAGATTTTACCTTACCTATTTTCAGGGTCTTATCTTTAATTAAAGCTTGCCTTTTACCAGGAGACAGTCCAGGCATAGATAACCTTGTATCTATATCTTGAACCATTTTGGTTAGTTCTTTAATCCGATATATCAACCCTTTGACTGAGGAGTTAAATTGTCCCATTGAGGTCTTTGAATAGTGGTGTCACTTCCTATTTTTTGGGCATACTTATCAATCAATTCCTCTGTTCTAGAGATAATATACTCTGTCATCATTCTATTTTCTTCAGAGATATCTTTTTCTTCCTCTAGCAACAGTTGGTATGATTGCAGCTGATTACATAATGCCAGATATATAATACTGTCGTCGTCTTGCATATATCTATACAAAGTGGGGAGGCCCACCCTTAAACCTTCGGATGGCCTCCCCTGTATGACTCAAGTGTTGATGTACGTGGAATTCGGTGCTCAGGACCTATTCCTCATCGTCTTCATCCTCCTCGTCATCCTCAGCTTCGGCAGCTTTCCCTTTCTTGCCCATACCGGGTACCTTGGGGACCAGAGTGCCGTGCTCTTTCTTGGATTTAACCGATACCCCCGGAATGGTGGCATTCGAGACGGCAATTACTTTGCCATCCTTGTCGGTTACGACCGAGGTGATGAGAACTCCGTACTTCCGGACGTTCATGGCGAAGGTCTTTGCAACGTTGCCGCCGCCCAGGTCGATGATGTCGCACTGTTTGCTGTTCGGTCGCTGACCCGGTACCCGGTTCTTGAGTCGTTCTTTCATCGCTTCTCGCTTGGCCTTCTTCTCTTCAGCGGTCAGTTCTTTCTTACCGCCCTTTTTCGATTCCTCTTTCTTTGCAGCTTTTGCTTCTGCTGCCTTTTTCTTGGTTGCCATGTTATATTTGATTAAATGGTTTTGTTATAAAAGGTCCCCCGAACGTTTGGCCATAGCCTATGGAGTTCGGGCATTTGGCGATTCCCGGGGGACCCTTGGATTTGGTTATAGTCAGAAGGACCCTTACTTTTTCTTTTTCTTGGTGTCCTTCTTGGAAGCGGCCTTTGCCTTGGGCAAAGTGATGTTCAGTTCCTTGGCTACCGCTTTGCGGAGTTTCTCGACGTCTTCCTCGTCGAATTCGTCGGGGTCAGTTTCGAGTTCCTTATCGTCGCAGAGGTCTTCGAGAGCTTCGAAGTCCATACCGGCCAGGTCCTCCGGAGTCACTTCGTCTTCCTCGTCTTCATCCTCCTCATCGGAATCTTCGTCTTCGTCGGAGTCTTCATCCTCCTCATCGGAATCTTCGTCATCCGAATCCTCGGATTCCCCGCCGAAAATTTCCTCGGCGTCTTCTGCCGAGATGGGAGTCAGGAGTGCATAGGAGCCATCATCGTATTTGATGAGAATTACTCCGTTGGAAAGAACCTTACGTTCTACCTCTTTTGCTGCAGCTTTTTTCTTTGCCATAATTAAATTGATTAAAGGTGTTTGAAAAATGTTTGATTGATTATAGTTTCGTGATAAACTTTTGAGTGTATATCTCTCTATTTTCTTGGACTGCCATAGCTTTCAAGAATACGTTTTTATCCCTGATAGCTTCTACTTTCTGAGTGAACTCATTCTGGTTTTTTACCTCAAAGGGTTCACCTTCCTGAGTGTAGGTATCATCTACCGCATTATCATTTTCGGTATAATACCTTTTAACCCCCACTATGAGTTTTACTCCATCCCATGGATTTTCTGGTTCCCTTTTATTTACTACTGTCATTTTGCATAACCGTTTTTATATGCTGTATAATAGATTCTCGTATATCCTTCTTGTCCTATCCCTGAAAAAGCTTCGCTTATATATTGGTAGCCTTTTTTATTTGCTCGATAATCATGAGCAAAGTGTTCAGGATAGATATAGTGTTCTCCGCATACCTTTTGGTTAGTTATTATATAGGCATACCATCCAGTTTTGGTTTTCATCCTGAACTGAGATATTGGTACAAATCCCTGAGTTAATAGTTCCTTGAGAATAAACTTCTGTTCGAGTCTTCTTCTCACAATGGGCATTCCACCCAACCTTCTTAGTACTGCCTCTTGATATTCTGACCAATGCCTTTTAGTCCATCTTATGGAACTAATAGCAGAACGTTTGGTTATAGCCTTATATGCTAAAGCCACTTTCAATTGGTCCCATGTCAAATTACTCTTCTTCGTAAAGAGCCTTCTTTCTCTTGGACTCAATCTCTTTAGCCTTCGATAGCTTAATAAGCTTTTCTGGAATAGGCTTGAGAACAGTTCTATATTCTTTTGTTCCATAATTAAACTTATCTACCAAGTTCAAAAAGTACTTTTCTTTCTGTTGAGAGCCGAGTCTCTTTTTCCGAGCAATTCTTTTCCCTAACTCCCTTTGGGCTGAAGATTTTGAGTTTCTGTATACCTCAGTTAACAGTATCTTAGATATTGGCTTTTTTCTTCTCCCAGCAATTAGTAGAGATTGACCTATAACAAACTTCTTCTCTAATGCTGTTTTCCCTTTTATCCAATGTACTGCTTTCAGATTCTCCCTGCCGTAATAAGTTAAAAACCTTTTTCGGGCAGCCTTCAATGAATAGAATCCCTGTAATACTACTGCTGGTTCCCCTTTGTAGTTATAAGACCATGGATACCATTTATGAAGGTAAATCTTTAAGTCTCTTTCTTTGATAACTTTTCCGAATCTCCTGTGGTATTCTCTCCTCCTCTTCTTTTCCAAGAAGTATGCCCTTACATCAGGAGGTAAAGAATCAGGGTCTACTACTCCGTTAATCCTGGTAGCTTCTTTTAAGCATTCCCGGTATCTATCCAGAAAGCGTTTATTCCTTTCCCTATACTTATGAACCTTGATTTTTCCACAGAGTACTTTCCTTTGCCACTCTTGTTTTCTTCTTCGGCTTAATTTTATAATCTGAGGAGGTACCCATGGGATTCCCAATCTGTAACAGGATTCCTCAAAGTCATCATCGTTCTTAAACCTGTAAACTCGTGGCATGATATCTACTCCTTCTTTTGTTTACGGAGTGCTGCTCGATACCATTGCTGAATGGATTTCTCCTTGGCATCCGGGAATCTCTTTTGCACTCTTCGTGTGATTCTATCGATTGATAACCCTTTGTAGGTTAATTCGAATACATAGGATTTCTTAGTTCCTTTCCAAAGACCATTATCATCCTTCTCTTTCTTCGGCTTTTTAGGTTTTTCCAACCCTTTTACCCGTTTGGTCTTTTTCTGTTTGGTGACTGCATCTTCACCGATGAACCCGAGATTGAGTTGATAATTTCTCATCGGGTCGTCTTTAGGATATCCAGCAAGTTCTAATTGCTGGTCCATCCACTTATCGTATTCATCAATAAGAGCATTATCCGGCTTGTTATCCGAATGGTGAATCCAAGATGCCAGTCCATTGTAGTCAGCCGAACAAGCATCGGGGAATGGCATGCCAAGAGAAACTGCTCTTCTCTTCATGTCCTTGTAGGTCATATGTTCTAACCCACTTCCCATGACCTTTAGCTTTTCCTTGTTAAGCTTTAACGGTCTTTTGTCTTTTTTCTTACTTTTGCGCATATTATATAGGTATAAAATTTTATTTCTTTTTCCTAATGCAAATATAGGAGAACTTTTCTATATTTGCAAATATTTATATAAAAATTCTAAGAGTTTGATTTCAGGGTTCTTTTTCTGCGTAACTTATAGGCTGTATCTAGAGTCTCACAAGTAAAGTCCATATTATTTATGGATTTGTAGTTAATAGCTTTCTGTATGACCTCCCTGTATTCTTTCCAGAACTTCAAGCCCCCCTTACTATCCACGGTTTTTTCAAAGTATTGGGTTGCCAATAATCCGAATGTATCTGCAATGGTTTGACTCTCGAATATGTATATTCTCAAATCTGTTATGGCCTTTATTATATCATCTTCGCGTTTGATGGGCATTACTCCGTAACCTTCTTCGGGAAAAAGTTCTTCTGATACAATAGCTGTAAAGTACCTTCTACTTGAAGGTCCGTTTTTCCAATACTCAGTTATTAACTGCCTTATCTTAAAGTCAGGTATTCTGTGTAAGTAAGATAGATATACCTTATCCTTCTTTGTAGACCTCCTCTTATATGCCGTTGGAGCTTGCAATACTCGGGGCATTATCCTATAATTATTCCACCTATCAAACTCAAGAATCAGAGCATAAAGGTCTTTGTCCCATTTATCCTCTGATTCCTTTAGCCTTTTCATATTCTTTATGATACGGGGATTGGTTATAGAATTTAGTACCCAAGAAGCATCTCCTGAATGTATCTTAGCTTCCTCTTTGGATAATCTTTTAACCATTGCCCCAAATATGTAATCCCTGAACCGAGGTTCTATAGGAGATTTGGGATTTACTAAAGAGGGATGTAGTTCAAAGTAATCGGAGAATAGTTTGAAGAATTTCTCAGCTCTTGCCTTTAATTCTAAGTACTTGTAATGAGACATCTTGAGAATTTCTCCAGCTTCCCAAGTTGATAAGCCTTTACCTTGTATAAACATAAGGCTTGCCCTCTCTTGCTCGGTCAAACAATCCCAAGCCAATTCTTGATGTCGTTCCATGTTAGTATTGTTTGTTCATTAGAATCTCTTCGGTACTACCGTCGGGAATTTGAGATAAATCTACCTCATAATCAGCTGAGTACATTTTATATTCGTCTGATTCGTGATAGGCTGAATAAAGTACATTCTCCATGGGTACTTCTATCTCTAAACTGCCATTCATTTCAGGGTATAGCTTTACCAGCATCATCTTTGTAGTAAGATTACTCTCCAGTATAATGGCTGGTATACCCTCAAATGGATACCCCCTTAATACAACATAATCTCCAATACCAACTCTTGTAATATCATTTACCGAGAATATCTTATTTGCTCGAGACATTCTACGATATTTCTTTACCTCTTCCTTAGTTATAGTGGCTACTACAGAATAATCATCAAAGTCCTCGGCATTATCTACTCTCAACCTCTTTCTTTTGGGTCTGTAATCCAAAGACTTCATGAAGGATATTATACCTGGGATATCTTTCTTTAGTTTGTTTAGGTAATATCTGTCAAAAGCTTTTTCAGGCTTCATCTTTATGAATCCATAGTTGAACAATAATGGTACATCCTCGTACTCATTATTACCTTTTCGTGACTTCTTGAGTACACTTATAGTTGGTACTATGGCTTTCACATGTTTGTACCCCCTACATTTCAAATCCGAATTGATTCTTTTGTAGAATTTCCTGTCAAGCCTGAATATACAGTATATATAGGGGGTCTTCATATTACTTGTTCAATTTACGAGCGTATTTGAATACGTCAGAATATGTTACCAATCGTTGAATCTCTTTGAACATGTACACAGCTAAATGTACTTTAGGTGTTTTTATCTCCATTCGGGAAAGTTCTGAGCAGTTGCTCATAAGAAACAAATCTATTGCCCCAGCTTCCACAATAAAAAAAGCTTCACCTTTTGGCATAGAATTATACCGCATGATAAGTATGGGTATTTTCCCTGCACGTTTAGCATCTTTTGTGGCCTGTTCCCAAAAAGATATAATTTTGCAGCTCTTTAGTCCGAGTAGGATATGTTCGAACTTAATCTCCTGATAGTTTTTACATTCTATACTGAAAGGGAACCTTCTAGAGTGTTTCTCATCGGTACATACCAAATCTCCCATAGCATCTTTAGCCTTTGCCCAACCTCCTGAACCTGGGGTTCTAGAGAATTTATATCCGGTCCAGGTTTCCCAGGCCTTTGCTATAGTACGCTCGAACCTGCTTCCTTTGTTTCGACTGTTCTTTCTCATGTTTTGATAGTGTTTAATACCAATAGTCATTAGTGGTATTGTGAAAGGCCACTTTCTCTGGTCACAGTAAGCACCCTGGCATTGGGAATTGGCAATGATTCCTGGTGTGATATTAGGTATAAGGTTTTATCCTTATATATCTTGCGAATTAACCCTATAACTAATTCTACGTATTCTGAACTAAGGTTTTCAAATACCTCGTCTAAGAAAGCTATATTTAATCCCTTAGCCTTGGTCATCACTTCATTCATTGCAAATGCCATAGCTAAGTTTACTAATTGCTTCTGACCACCAGATAATTCCTCGTATGATACTTCTATACCATCCATAATTATCTGGGTATTAAAATCCTTCTTTACTCCTTGTATATCCACATAGAATAAGATACTGAACCCAAGTACATCAGAGTATGATTCAAGTGTTTCGTTCAGAATATCCATTGAGCTCTCGAATAGAAATGCTTTTATACCTCTGTTCCCGAGAGGGTCATCCATTACCCATTTGTAATTATCAACCTTTTCCTTCTGGCTTTCCATTCTCTCTTCTATGGTTGATAATTTCTTGGTTAAGTTTGAAAGCTGGGCTTTATACTTGGTTATTAACCCCTTATTTACTCCTACCCGCCTTTCTGAAGAAAGCCTTTTGATTTCTGATTCTACTTGTTCTATCTCTCTTTGTATCTTCTTTACTTCGTATTCCTTATCCCTAAGTTCTTCCAATTCATCCCGATAACCAGATATTCTGTCGGATATCTTGGAATATTTACCTTGTAACCTTTCGATGTCTCCGAAGGCTTTCTTTACTTCTATTAGGCGTTTCAAAGAGTTCTTAATATCACCCCTCTTCAATAACTTTATTATTCCTTTAATGAACTCTTCTAGAGATACCTTAGTTTTCTTCCTGGCATCATTTATCTTATTGATAATATCCCTTTGACTCTCCTTTGCATCTGATAACTTTTGTTCGATTCGGTTTTTCTGAGTTACTGTCTCCTTAAGCTCACTTGATTTTTTGGCCTTAGCTAGCAGTGATAATCTCTTCTCAAGAACTTTAACCTTTGAAGAGATGTCATCTTTCACGGTATTGGCCTGTTTCTTTAGGTCATCAACCATTCTTTGAACGGACTGTTTCTTATCCTCTAAAGTTCTATACCTTTGATGGATGTCTTGATACTCTTTCAGAGCTTCCGTATAATAGCCCTTAGCAATATCTCTGGCTTTAGATATGTATTCCAACTCAAAAATCTCCTCAAACAATTCTTTCTTGTCTGAAGAAGATTCTTGTATCAGTCTTTTCATACCCTGACCGAACAGTACTGAATTCATAAAAAGACTATACGACATACCTAAATCAGCGATTATAAGCGCCTGTATCTCTCCCTTACTTTTCTCTTGTACTTCAACAGCATCTATCTCATATATAAGTCTGTCTTTACCTTTAGCTCCATTCACTTCACCCTTATACTTAAGGCATCTGGTTATCTTATGAGTTTTACCGTCCTTACCAAAGTATATTTCTACTTTGGTTCCCTGATAGAATTTGGGTCGATACTTCTCCCAGGTATTTACATCTGACTTACCCTTTAGATTCTTACCGTAAGCACCCCAAACTAAAGCTGATAAGATTGTAGTTTTACCCTCTCCTGTTGCCCCTCTAATTACGGTTATCCCCCTTGAGCTTAAGTTTAGTTCCAAATGAGATATAGAACAGAAGCCCTCGATTATAATATTACCAAACTGTATCATTCTGCTTCCTTGATTACTTTTAACAATGTGGCCTTTTTATTTTGGTCTTTTATACCTTTTGCCCTCATATATCTCCTTACCATGGTTTTCTTAGTAAGTTCCCGAGTTATTTGCGGGGTATCTTCCACCGCTACAATCCGAGACTTGCTAGCAATGACAGTATAATAATTCCCGTCATCCTTAATTTCATCTTCTGATGATACATCCACAAATTTAGGAAAGCCTTTGAATGGCTTGAATTCCATCGAGAAGTCTTCATATATTTTCCAATATCCAAGTTTACAATTACGGTCTGTTCTCCTCTGTTGTATAGGAGCTCCTACCATGTATATCTTTTTTCCGAGTCTCTGTGGTTTATGTATATGACCTATCAATACCAACTTGAATTTAGAGAGTAGATTCACATTCAAATTCTCTACTGTTCCAACTTCAGTGTTGTCGGTATCTTTAGCTCCAGGATAATCAGTATGTAATAATAGGATTGTTGGCTTTAATATAGCCTCTTTCAGCTCGGCTTTTATTAGCCCATCCAACCCTTTGTTATGGTCTAAGTAAGGAATACCTACTACTCTGAACTTATCAAACTCATGGTAAGAGAAGTCCACATTATGTAAGAATGAGTACCTGCGACATAAGTTTGCCCAGTGAGATGGTGATTGATTAGTTATAGAGTTACTTTTCTGTAGGTCGTGGTTTCCTGATATACCATATATGTTAAATTCCTCGCACCTATTTAACTCTTCGAACTGTTCAATTATAATTTCATCCAGTGAAGTACTTATGTATTCTGGACGGTGCATAAAATCCCCGCAAAAGAATGCTGGGCATTTATACTTAATACATAAGTCTTTAATCAAAGAGAGGACCCTGAAAATACTTAGGGTCCTCTTGTTATCCTCATTGAACTTAGAATATTCACCCAAGTGCAAGTCAGAGAATGCTATACCTATCACCCTCATAACTGAAGAAATTTATGGATAAGGTTTTTCCTCTTTTCGTAGTTCATCTCATCCAGTATCATGACTTTAATCTTGTAACCCATGATATCCAGTGTACCAGTGTTTGGAATACCATTTACATACTGAATCAGATTTGAATCTGGTTTGAAACCCCACAGGTCAAGTAGTCCGTACATTACTTGTGATACCTGGAATTGGTAGTACTTCGATAGTACTCGTTTACCGTTATCTTCTGTTACCCACTCATTGAAGAATCTTGCTGAGAAAGGTATGAAGATTAAATGAGTACATTGTTGACCCAGTAACATACGACATAAGTCTACTGCATGGTCTAAATCGCATTCTGGTAACCTATGGGATAGCTTATTGATAAAGTATGCTGCCGAGTCAAAGTATGACCTATCTGTTACAAAGCTATCTTCTCCCCTGAAAGCTTTGTTACGCAGATTTAGTACCTGCATATCCTGTGTGAATACCGTTTTAGCATCTTGCTGAATCATATCAGCATGTGGCATGTTTTTAGTCTCGGGTACCAAGTCAGAATATGACCCAGATATGAAAGGTATCTTTAACATATCTGCCACTTCCTTGGCAATAGTTGTTTTTCCAACTCCCGAAACTCCGGTGAACATGATTTGGTATTTCTTACCGTTGTACATAATGTTGTAGTTTTTTGAAAGGTTCCAAAAAATCGGGTATCTTGAAAGATCTGAGGTTAAACTTATCTAATACCATGAATAACCTATCCTTCCTTTTATTATTAGTACATCCTTTTACCCAAGGGACTTTCTTGATTGGGTGTAGAGTTAATGCCGTTCTCAAGTCTATCAGAGGCTTGTTCTTCTTGTATAACTCTTCTAGCTGGTCCCTTTCAATACCCTTGAACTCTGCTCCAATGGCATCTATGAAGTCTGCTATGCTCCCATATTGTTTTAAGAAAGCTTTAGTTTTAACTTCTCCCATACCATAGTAACCTGGTATATCATCCGACTTATCCCCGTTGAGTATTAAGTAATCAACGCATTCCTCAGCAGAGTAACCCATGATATCCTTGCAGGTTTGGTTTAGGATTAGGGTATCTTTGTTAGGATTGAATATCTTTACTTTTTTGTCGAGTAATTGACAGAAGTCTTTATCAGATGATATTATCAGAGATTTACCTGGGTGGTTTATTGCCAACCAAGCAATGTAGTCATCAGACTCATATCCCAGGCCTTTCCTATCAATAATCATCTGAACTCCGAGTAACCTTAGAATCCTTCTCAACAATGATAATTGTTTATTAAAGTCTTCATAATCCATACTTATCTTACTCCTATGTGCTTTGTAACCTTCGAGTAGACCATTACGGAAATTTGACTCTTTGCTCTGTTGAGTATCGAAAGTAATTACTACATGACTGGGCTTAAACCTTGTTAGGTATGAACCTAAGATTCTTAAGAACCCGTATACCAACCCTGTACCAGCTCCGTTGTTGGCTTTTAGATTCTTAAACTTATGGTATGAACGGTGAGCAAGATTACTCCCGTCCACTACCATAAGCATCCTTGGTTTTCTACCCCTCATCCGGGATATATTCTTCTTCTGCATCTTCAGATTCTATTTGAGATTCATAGTCTAAGTCTGCATCAACAGGGAACATGTTTCGTGTAATCTTCTTGAGCTTTCGCTTAGTGGTTCCTATGGTATTTATTCCGGCAGCTTTTAACAGCTTTTTCCTTAACTCACCATCTTCCTCGATTAACCTGTGGAAAGCCTCTTCCCCTCGGCATAGCTTCTTTCCTTCAAACATGTATGTTCCACCACCTAGCTTCTCTATTACTCCGGCATCCTCCAGAGACTCCTCTAACCAGAAGTATCGGTCGAAACCAACTTCATGATATTTTGGATTGAAGTATATAGGGGCTTTGGATATGGTTTCCCGAGGAGGAGATACCTTATTCTTTTTCATCTGAACAGTTACATATTTACCTGCTCGTCTTTCCTTACCCTTATACTTAATTTTGAGAGTTTTACCAGAGTAAAATGCTAACCGTATTGAAGCATAAAACTTGAGTGCTGCCCCACCAGGAGTTGTACTGGTATCTTGACCAAAACCTGCTCCCAGTTTACTGCGCAACTGATTGATACATACCATGGTTACCCCGAGTCGATAAAACAATTCGTTCCTTATTCGGAACATCTTATATATCTGCTTTGCCCGGTTTCCCATCTCGGCCTTGCTATCAGCCATTTTTGCATCAATGGCTTCAATAGAATCCAGAGCTGCTATGGAGTCTATCACAACTATGATAGGCTCATTGTTAGTTAACTTTGACCTCCAGTATATGGCTAAATCGGCAATAGCATCCGATATAGTTTCTATTCTGGTGTCATTTAATACTGTTACTCGTTCAGGGTCCAAACCGTTTTCTTCTGCCCATGAGTTCATCCATGCCTGTTCTGCATCTACCCATATTACATGACCTCCGAGTTGTTGTGCAGCATAAGCAAAGTTGTAAGCTATCAGAGATTTACCTGAAGATTCTTCTCCCATTATCTCAATTATCTTACCGAATGGTACACCACCACCCATCTGATAATTGAGAGCAAAGAATGTAGATGGAATCCACAAACCATGATGATTTATAGTACTGGCCTTGAACTGGAGAGATGACCCGTATTTCTTGAGTATCTCGTTTTGTGTTGGTATCTTGAACTTTTTACCACCCGATTTTCGAGCAGCTTTTGTTTTCCTTGCCATACTTGGTTATTTATAATATGAAAAGAGTGGGATATTAAATTATACCCCACTCCTGCTTTAGGTATATATCCAGAGAATCTTTAGATATCACCTTTATATTTCTTCTTCCCCTTTTTCTTCTTATCCGCTAGCTTGGTTTTGGAAGAAGACTTCTTACGGGGTCTTTCATCTTCATCGTCATCATCCCCCTCGTTGAGGAATGATGCCAGCTTTTCCTCGAGCTCCTCGTAGGAAAGGATATTTGCCCGAATTGCTTTCTCCAGGTCTACCTCTCCCCGATACTTCTTGTCCAGTTTGGTTTTCTGGCAAGGTGATACCGAATAACTGGTATCATTCTTGCCGGTACCAGTACGGGTGATTTTGATATCATATCCCTCTACGGGGTCAGTCATATCACCCCAATCCTCTTCGTCGAGGTAAAGGTCGATAATATCCTGATATACCGAGCGTGGTACCATCATTGGCTTATCAACCCTATCAGGGTCAATCTCTTTACCCTTAGTATCTTTGTACCCAAGTACCCCTACGAGATACTTTCTCTTAGGTACCAGTTTCGAGGCTAATGCCTTATCATCGGGGTCATCGGAGTTCTTAAGCTCCTGAAACTTCTCCATGAAAGGACAGGGCTCATCGAAAGTAGCCGGAGATATAATACCTCCCTCTTTAGGTCCGAGATAGAATTGAACAATCTCGATTCCCAGTTCTTCATCTACTCCTCTGGATTTGATACGTACTCTTGTAGTTCCCTCTTTCGGGTAGATTATTCCACCACCTCCACTACGCTTTTCCAGGTCTTTCTTCCGGGCAAGCATTTTTTCTCGGGTGGTCATTACACTACCCTTTTTCTTAATGGTTTTTTCCTTTTTCATGGCTTTATTTATTGGTTTCAATGTAAAGTATCTCGTTCAGAGATAATATAGTAGTTACTTGATTGGGAAGGTCTACAATGTCCAGCTCTTTACCGGCATACAGACCATACGTAACTACAGCCCCTACTTGAAGACCTGGATATTCTTCCTGCTGTTCATCAGTTACAGGTCCTACCTGAATTACCACTCCCTTACGTGGTACTGTATCTTTATCATGTTCCTGAGGGATATAAAGTCCTCCCTTAGTTTTGGTATCGGCAGTTACCATAGGAGATACAATGAGTACCCTACTTCCTGTAGGAGTTCCTAAACCTTTCAGTTTATCGTTCAACTCCTTTGCTTCTTTGACCGAAATAAGGTCTAATTCGATTTTTGACATAGTTACTGTTGTTTACGTAAGTTTGCTGATATGGTTCTTAATATATTTTCTCGTGATTCGTAGGCTTTACATATACTTATGAATTTACTCGCATTGTACTCAGCCTTCATATACCTTTTTAATGCTCCTTGATAAGCCTGATTATTCTCTGCTTTATGTGCTGCAGCATCATTGTTAATGTTTCCAGATTCTTTATAGTAAAGCCATGCCTTACTATAGGCTTGGTCTTTTGCCTTTTCAAGTTTATCCCTTTTGTATATAAGTCTATCCCTTACCATCACCAATAGAGTGTAATTGGATGGACTTTTACGTAAAGACTGATTGACCAGGTTCTCATCAATCATGAGTTCCTGGTCTAAATCAATCTCATAGGTTTTCCCTTGAAAGAGAATCTTTAGTGTATTTTTCTTAATCTGGGATAGACGTACTATGCCACTTTTTCCTTTCGCCATGAGTAATCCTTCTTAAAGTATTCCGGGAACTTCTTTGGGAACTCTTTAATGGATAGCTCTTTCCATTTCCGATGTTCTTCCAAATACTTCTCCACATTAAAATCTGGTTGAAGCATTTTTCTATAGTCATATCCCGGTATATACGGTAACTCCTCAGCCATCGAACGTCCTATAGTAAAGTCCATAGACATATCGACATCATTGATTTCAAACTTGAAGTACTCTTTTGTACTCGGATTACGGCATGTTTCCCATATATTATATACGGTGAATATGTTTATATATTCTGGGTCTGTCAGGTAATAAACAGCATCATGTACAGTACATGTTTCCAATAGAGGTGGTAATATTCCCTGCCTAATCTTCCAGTAATTAAGTATAGATGCAAATAAGGTCATATCAGATGCAGCTGATTGACAAGGCATATTAACTGATAATCGTACTGCGTATGCAGCTTCTTGCTCATTATCAGAATATACTTGAGGTAACCTTCTTTTCCTGCCGAACAAAGATTTAATATACCCATGTCTTACCAATACTTTCTCTTGGTTAATCATGAACTTCTTAATCTTTGGGTGCTCTTGGAAGAACTCATTCAACTGTTGTTGAGCTTCATCTGGGGTTACGATAATACCTGCTTTTGGGTCAGATAGTTTAACTGCAAGCAGTTTCTTCTGAATACCATATATAATACCGAAACATATCTGCTTTGCCTGCTTCCTTCGATTTTTCCAAAGCTTGTAATCGGGATGTTGTTCATCGCTGTAAGCTTTGTTTGCTTCCTCGTATGATACACCATATTTGTTTGCTGCAATAGCAAGGTGAGGGTCCTGACCTTTGGCAAATGCTTCAAGATAAGTCTCATCTCCTGAAAGGTGTGCCATGATTCTTAACTCTGCCTGAGAGTAGTCAAGTGCCATGTATAGTTTCCCCTTTGGAGCTACTAACTGTTTCTTGATATTTGCATCTACTGAAGTCTTTGGTATCTGCTGGAGGTTAGGTTCAGAACTACTCAGTCGGCCTGATGTAGTACCAATGATTTTGAACTGACCGTGAATCCTATCGTCATCCTGTACCTTGTCATGCCATCCCTCTATATATGTTGTATACATTTTCTTTAACCCTCTCAACTCAAGAAGGTTATCCAGAAAAATTGCCTTTGGACTTTCTGGGTCTTTAACCGTTAATCGAAGTTCTACCAATGTATCTTCATCAGTACTTGGCTTATCCGTATCACGATTTGTTTTCTTATCTTTTGTGTATTTTATTATCGGAAAGTTAAATCCCTTTTTGGAGTATAATAACAAAGGTAAGTCAATAGGACTTCCCAAATTTACTTCCCGAGTTAATTCCAATTCCTTTTTAGTGGTGAATACACCTGCTCTAATATTAGATATTTTCTGCTCCCTGCTTGCTATTTTACGAGCATCTTTTGGGTCGTTGTAATCTAAATCATCGAGTTCACTTTCAATAGATGCAAGGTATTTGCTTATTCTTTCTTGGACAAGCCATCTAGAGAATCTTTTCACTCGGGGAAGATTCAAGCAATTAGAAGTTGCTTGGTCAATCTTTGGCTTGTAAGATTCAAGTAATTCCTGATTGAACTTCCTATCGAGATATAACCCTGTTTTCTCGGCATGTTGTAACACCCGAGAAGCAGGCATAATCAAATGCCTGAATAATGGGTACATGCCAATCTCTATCAGTTTGCTTTCAAAGAACATGGCTAACCTGAGAGTGTAATCGGTATCCTGACAACCATACTTACATAACGGTTCCAAAGGTTTCTTATCCCATGGTATCTTATCGAATTTATCCGACTTCTCATAATCTCCATGTTCTGGTAGATACCTTCTAACCATTGACTTCAAGTCATTGGGTTTCTCTTCGTTCAGAAGGTACTTCATAAGCATACCATCCAAAACTGTACCCCTAACATATATCCCAAACAACTCAAATATCTGAAGGTCAAACTTCAGATTCCATCCCACTTTAGTTATATTAGGATTCTCAACCACTTTCCTACCGAAATACTTTAACCAACGTTTCCAACGAGGGTTTTTATATTCGTGATGGCATAATGGAATTGATACACCAGAACCAACTTGAAATGTTATGGATAGGATTGTTGGTTTGAAGGTTTTATTATAAATACCCTCGGCGTTTGTCTCGAAGTCGATGGAAGCTATACCTGTTTTCAAACAGGCTTTCACAAGCCGCTTGACTTGTGAGAAACTCTTTATTATAGCATATCTTGACTCCATGCGTTAATTAAATTTATTATATTACTTGTAGTATGCAATAGTTCTTTAGTAGACCATATCTCTTAGTTATCTCTTCATATTGTTCTACAAGAAAGACAGTACACTTTTCACAATGTACTGTCTCCCATTTTATTCCACCTTAATTTTAGCCCTCAATTCTTTAGCCTTATTAAGGTACCAACGTTCCTTTTGTAAATCCTGTTCTACTGAGTTATCAGGTTTAGTACCAACCCTCATGCGATATTTGAAAGCTGTCATTTCACAGAAGGTTATGGTTGCTTCCACTCCGTAAATTGCTTCCATCATATCTATCACCTCCACACTATAATTATTGTAGTGTTTTGGGTGATTTACATGTTCATACTTATCGGCCATAACTACTGATTGATAAATTCCTCAAAAAAAGGTAATTCCTGAATCATCTTACAGAATGCCCCCCAGTCTTCTACCAACCTATGGCTTTTCCTTTGGTGATATATATTTCTGAGTTGCATATAGTTTGTACTCACCCTCATAAATAACTCTATTCCGAGCGGACAGTTACTTAATAATTTGATACGATTCTCATAGGTTGGATTCTCCAGGAATTTATTGGCCAAGTCCTGAACTATGGCTATTACTTCTGGAGTTACATACTTATTGAATGAATCCTTCTTTACTATCTCTCCCAACCGGTGCATCTTTGAGGATGAAGTTACGATATCTATCCAGTGATACCTTTGTAACTCAGGTGAGAAATAGTTAGGGTATAATATATCAAATGATACTCTGATACCTGTTAAGAAATTTGGATGACCACTGTTTGATGGAGACTTGGCAAGTAGTTTTGCCCTCTTAAAAGATTCATTCCACTCTTTCGGCTCATAAACTGGTTTACCAAAAGGGTCTATAAATATGGGTTGTACTGGTTCTGTACGCATAGCATTTCTACATGCTATTACTGACTTCTCGAGATCGTACACATCTACGTTAGTAATTTCTACCATCTTAAATATAAGGTTGATAATATTAAATATCCAATTTTACGGTACCAAGGTTCATTTATATCCAAATCAACCGTTCGAGTCCTTGCCCTTTTATAATGCAGTGCATATAGCAGATTATGGGCTCGCCATTCAATAATCATACCAGCTGTAGTTCTTTTATTTATTGCAAACGTATGGAATGCTGGGTTTTTATTTATTGCTTCTCTAGAACGGTTGATTATATACTCCATATCTCGGATAGATTTAATCCGATATGAGTTAGGTATTCTTGTTACTGAAGTACCTAATGAGATGGTACCGCAAGGGTAATATTTGAATGTGAGTCTCATGTTTATTTAGGTTTTGTACTCGGAGCGGGAATCGAACCCGCACGACCATTGCTGGTCACAGGATTTTAAGTCCGGCGTGTCTACCTGTTTCACCATCCGAGCTTTTATAAAAAGGGGAGATGAGTTACTGTTCTTCGCTCATCTCCTAATGCTATAGCCTTCGACTTTAATTATGGGATTTTAGTATCTCGTACCAGTTTATTGCCCATTGCTAGCTGGAGGTCGTTTCTCCTGTTATGACCCAGCTATAGCCCTGTACGGAAGACAGGATTCGAACCTGCGACCCCTTGCTCCCAAAGCAAGTACACTAACCGGACTGTGCTACTTCCGTAAGTTAGGTACCAGTCTATATCCCTACCGTCCAGTACCTGGGAATGAATCAGGACTCGTTGTCCACAGCGCAAAGTAAAGATTCATAAGTGGACCCAGAGGGGCTTGAACCCCCGACCTTCTGATTATGAGTCAGCTGCTCTTACCAACTGAGCTATGGGTCCATGTGAAGGTAACGGCTTTACTACTAATCTCGGCTTGACAGAAAAGAAACTAAGTTCAACCACCGTTACCTTCTTTGTTACCTTAATTCGGTCTGGATAGAAGTTTTGAGTTTTACCCAGTCCTTTTTATAACTATGCAAGCTATCAATAGTATGATAGAGATAACCAGGTTTGATGCCCACTTCTCTAGCTACGTATTCCATTAGTCTCCATGCCAGATATACGTCATTCCCGAAGTGGGTTACAAAATCTGATGACCTTTGATGATAGCAAATATTTAACTGCTTTTCACCTCGGGCATTCTCCCGTATGAGGAAGTCATAGTACATTGAACATGGGATGCGCATCTTACCATCCAGGCTTTCAGCATCGGAGCATTCTACCTGCCCATCTTCACCATATATGTTAAGTATGGCTTTACGGGTATCGTTATCATCCTTGAGCAGACCTATAACAGCCTGTAACTTGGTCATTGCAATCCCCTTATACCTTACTACCTCATTCATTCTCTCCGAATAAGTATAGTCGAAGTACTTACCATCTACCAGGAACTCTTCCCATATTTCAGGACGCAATTTCCAAGCTTCTCCTGGGTTAATTTGTCCCGGATGTATTCTTTCCTGGAACTCAGCATCTGCCCAATCTTTGGATTTAGTGAATACAAATAAAGGAGCCGGGTCTTCCATGTGAGTCAAACAGTATTGCTCACATATAAGTTCTTTAGTAATAAAATCATCTTTGCCTTCGATGACTTTATTCTGATAGGTACGAGGTTTTACCTCATTACCCATCTCCCAAAGATTACGAGCAGTTTCTGACATTAACTCGTAAGGGTTCGAATATATTCTCATTGTTCGTGATTTTTAATATATTTTCTTATAGATTTTCGTAGTTCTTTTAGGTCCTGAATACTCATGTTGGGAAGACCTATCCAATGATGGGCATTGATACATATAGATAACTCTATATCCCTGCCATTCCTATCGGAATATTTACCCTTGGATATCTCCACTCCAAAATATGGTTTACCTTTTCTCTCGTACTTCATTTAGATACCTCCTTATCTTTCTTTTAAGCTGCCTTAAATCCTTTACACTGATATTGGCCACTGTATTAAATAACCATCCATCATCGGTTGAGAAAGTTATATCTATATCTCCTCCGAGTTTACTGGTATAAGGAGATTTCTTTACTTCTATTTTCATTGCATTGGTATTTGCAATTCAATAGACTTCCCTATCTTAGAATGGTAGCCAGTCTTCACTACCGAGTGTACAATCCTTTGCCAGAGTTTTTGGGTACTTGAATAATTCTGGCCTTAGTACTTTCAAAGCTCTTTTATGTACCTTATACTTTATCTTGTCAGGGTCTACTTTTAGTAGGTACTTTAATCTCTCATACCAATTTCCGTCGTATATACCGAGTTTATCACTTAGCTTTAGTAAATCTTCATGAGCATGATACATTAGTAATACAGTATCATCGTTAAATATCTGACTAAAATGTATTGATACTTGAAACTTCTGACCGTTCCAAAATATATACTCTCCCATGCGTTGAATGAGAAGTAAATCACATATCAGTCTTTTAGTAACTTCTGATGCCCTCATGAACACGGTTATCATAGGTTTATCCATACCAGCCTTCTTAGACACAGTCATAGATAATAAGCAGTTCTTCCCGTGAGCATGCTTGTTATTAAACTGATAACCTATGTTGAATATCTTCCTCGAGTTCATAGCTATATTGACTTCCTGTCTAAGGTCAATCAGACTATTCTCGTCAATGTAGTTAGCTACCAATGACTTCCATTTTGACATGGTGTAGTTGAAGTGCCTACCAAAATCAAAATCTGGGTCTACCAGAGGCTCTTTAATACTAATGACTAAATCATTTATATACTGAGCTTTACCAATTCTTTCTATGTCCAAACCAGCTGTATTGAACAAGAATAACCTATTGAGTCCTTCCCAAGCTTTCATACTGGTTTTGAACTGCAACAGGTTACCCTTTATTTTTAGCTTACTCATCTTCTTGTCCTGGTATTTGATATCCAACTTCTTCCGGCTCTCCCTCAGATGCTCCAAATGAAAGTAGCTTCTTTCTTTTGCCTTCGCTACCTTCACTTTCTAGCTTTAATTTAAGCCCATACTTGCTGGTGAACTTTAAGTAGGTCTTCTTTATCTCATTTCGTTTGAGTATTGAAGAACAAGGGTATGGTAGAGGAATACCATCCCAGTTACCAATCTCTAATTCACCTGCAGTCATTGATTTACGTTTATAAGAGAGATCTTTCCTCAAAGCCTTGAAAGCTCTGAAACTGTGACCATAAGTCTTATATACATTCTCATCACTGGTCATCAGCCTCTTGAATGATTTGCGTATTTTTCTCTTACGTTCTATGTCTTCACAGCCTTTCATTACCTTCTTTATATCCTTATGATTGTTGTACATAAGTATGGCGGTATCATCTGCAAAAGCTGCTTTCAATATCAGTACCAGTTTGAAATCAGTGTGCCCGTATACATATTCACCGAGCCTACAGAATAACAGCATATCCATAGGCAATCTGGTTACTACATCTGATGAACGTAGAATGATGGTTATCTCGGGTTTTTCTACACCTATTTTACGAGAGAATATTCCCCCCACCAGACATCCCTTTCCACTATTATGATTGTCTGCAAAGTGAAAGCCTATATGATAGTTTCTATTCACTACCTTATTTTCTTCCAACTTTCTTATCATAATCTTAGCTTCATCAAGCACATCCAAATCGAAGTAGTTGGTTATTAAACCAGTCCACTTAGTCATGGTATAACAGAACAACTTACCAAAGTCAAACTTAGGATTAAACTTGGCTTCTTCTATCTCTATGCACATATCGTACGTGAAAAGAGAGTTGGTTATATTATAACCAACTCCTTCTCCAAACCATTCGGGTTTTTTCAGTAGGAATCCCTCTACTAAATTTTCCCATGCCTTAACGGGATTCTTTGCCTTAACTATGTTCATACTAATACTTCGATTTTTGACGGAACATATTGATATGGTTCTTTTTGAAATATATGTAGAATACATCGTTTGAACCCATACCTATCCATCCAAGATATCCGCAGAAGTAAATGAAAGCCTTTACCAACTCTGACTGATACTTTAACTCCTGGGTCATTACTTGGGATTGCTTCCAAGGTTTATTCTTCAGGAAGTTACGAGCAATATTCAGATGGTGAGTTATCTTCCATAATAAGTATGGATAATTTACTGAGTACTCTACATGATTGAAATACCTACCGCCTACGAGTAACTTAGTGTTATAATCCAGATGTGTTTCTGAATCCATGTTTTCGTACCACTTAGTAAGGTCTGTGGCATTGTTGTGGAATATAACACTAATATCGCCTTCGTCCATTATCCACATTACCCCGATATTCATGGCTGTACGCAAAATATCATCGTGGATATTGTTTAGAGAGTCTACTACTGATTGAGTACAATTGTTGTCCTTTACCCACTTCTCCATATATGTCATTATATCCTCGGGTTGGATGTTAGCATATATAAGCAATTCTATAAAGAAGTGGATTGCATCTGCGTTCTCTTCGTTAGCATTCTGCAGATTATTGAGTATCTCGGTATACTCTATGCAATCTCCTTGGGTTTGTACCAATTTGGCATGATTGGCTTCAAATAAAGCCATAACATTTTCAAAAGATTCATATCCCTCAGATAACTCCTCAATAACCCGGGCAGTAAAGTCCTTCAGTAGTGTTTGAGAAGCTTTTGTATTGATGTCTACCGGATATTGCGGTAGACCCTCTATGCCTATATACCCAGACAATAGGTTCTTTTGCATTTGGTATATCTCCTCGAGATACTTATGTTCGGGAATTATTCCCGGTTCTTCCTTTATATCGCGTGAATCCATAGTTTTACTTATTATCGTGTGCACCAAATCCCTTATCTCCTCTTGTTCCCCAGTTCTTTGCTTTCTCTTCATACTCCTCGTTGGTAATCTCTGTCGGTGTTGAGAGTATGATGGGAACATGTACGAATTGCATTATCTTCTTATCCTCCATTAGAGGTACATATACTGGCTCAGTAGAGGCGTTTTGAATACCGATGTGCAATTCTCCCGTGTATGGACTATCCACTATCTCGGCAGTATATGTTAACCCATCTTTAGTAGCAACACCTGATTTGTTTGCTGCCATAAGCATGGATTCCTTTGGATTGATGAGTACTTTGATTCCAGATGGTATAAGTATTCGTCCACCTGGGTTTATTACTACACATAACCCAGGATTATCTATGCCTTTGAATTTTATATTACCGAGACCTAACATCTTTCTATTGATACCAGTGAAATCTTTCTCGTGTTTCTCACCTACCTTTAATAGGTCATCGTGGGTTAATCTTGGAATATAGAAATCCAAACCTGCATCCCCATCATTTGCTCTGTTTGGGGACTTAACCTCTCGAATCTTTGTGAACTCTAATTGTACCATGTTATTTACTGTTGAATTTACGATAAATGTCTCTTGCTTCCTTCCTTGATAATTCGAACTTACTCTGAAGCTTATCGAGTATTTCCTTCTTACTGAGTTTCTCCCTTACCAGTTTACGGTAGTATTTTTTACAACCCTCGATATCTACCAAGGGTTCCAAATCCTTGAACTTGGTTTCTGCTTCTAACTCCTTACGAGTCTTACCCATGAGAGCTGTGAACTTAATGCAACAGAGTTCAGAATCCCCGCACATCTTACATTCCTTGGTTGATAAGTCATAATTCTTACCGAAACAAGGGTCGTTACCTGAACCAAGTTTGGTGATATCCATGGGTTCAAAGATATCCCCGGTCTCTAACTCCTTCCTTACTTCCCTTAACTTGTCTTTCTTTTTCTTCGCCATATATTTGAGAGTTTGATATCAAGTGATAGTTAATAGGTATTTCAGTGTCATTGATGTAGAATAGTATATGCACTAACTTTCAGGTACACCCTTTATGCACGTGCGCATTAGTTATGAGATTTTCTTTAGAAAATCGAAATAACCTTCAGCTTGCTGAAGTACTTAGCTTAAGTATTAGCTTAAAGCTTAAGCTTAAAGATCTGCGTACGTATGTGTATATACGCAGACTGCATACGTGTATATACGCCAAACTATCATTCAATCTTAATCACCTTCAGTTTTTCCTTCAAGTAGTAATTTTTACGATGGTTACCATGACGCTTAAGGTAATTACCTGGGAATTGAAGGTCATCCAGGTATGCTTTCTTCTTATTCATGTGGGTTCTTGCAAGACGCCCCAGGATTTGCAAAGACTTCTCATTAGAATCCATTGATGCCGTATTCTGCAGATACTTTAATTCTGGGAAGTTTTGACCTCTAGAAATAATCGTGGTAGCAATTAGTATATCTATTTTCCCCTCTCTGAAAGCTTGTAAAATTTCATCTCGCCCTTTTGTCTTGTGATGTACATATTGTATGTTGTATTGATTCCCAAGATGTTTAACGTAGTACCTATAAAGGTTTTCACAATGTCCTATGAACTTACATACAATGAGTGCCGGCAATCTCTTCCGGCGGATGTTATACTTAGTTCGAGATAAAGAGAGTCTCCATGCTTTAACATTGTTAGATATTACCTCATGATATTCTGTGGGATAATCTTCATCCTTGGTATACTTGTAATGGGCATATACCAACTTACAGATAATAGGAGTAGAGTATCCCCTATCAATCATCTCTACTAACTTTACCTGATTTACTTTATCACCTATAAATGACATTATATTCATGTTGTGTACCAACTTCTTCTTAAGGTCACTCATGTAAAGAGTACCACTCAATCCTATTCGTACTCTTGAATTGTATAGGTGTTGTATTACCGTCTTATAGGTTTTGTTATCAATCACGTCAGCCTCATCTATAAGTACCATATCTATTTCCGATAGGAACTTTTGATATCGGTTTATATTACCTGCTAGAGATTGAACCATACAAACGTTAAAGTTACCCCACTCACTACATTTACTACCCTGGATAAATGCTACCTTTTCTCCTGGGAGTAACTCTGGGATCTCTTTCTTGAACTGTTTGAATAAGTCTGCACTGTTTAACAACAAAACAGTCTTCAGTTTTCTTTTGAAAGCCTGGTGTAATCCACAGAACACTAAAGTCTTTCCAAAGTTAACTGCTAAATCTGATGCACAAATAAGGAAGGGTGTATCTCCAACCTTATTATACAGTATCTTTTCTAGAGCTTCTCTTTGTACTTCCCGTAGTTCTTTATCCCCCATAACTGTTGGAATTACTGGTTTAACTCCAAGCGGGGGTCTATTATCTATAATTTTAACCTTTTGTCCCATTTTACGGCATTCATTATAAACCTTATTCAAAAGGCCTATTTTGAATTGCCCATAATCCGAGATGTATTTTACATAACCATCCCAGTTCTTTGCCCTGCTATACATCATTATATGCCAAGCGTCCGGATGCTTAATCCGGAACATTTCATACAACTTGTTTGTGAACTTAGCAGGGCCAGATAATTCACAAACATTACAGTTCTTTATGGTTATAGTTATCATAATTTTGTAGCCATATATACTATACCAAAAGTACCACACATGAAAAACATGAATATTATTATGATACACAATATCTTAATAAGCGTTGCTATAACATTATCCCAATCTATTTTCATATACTTACCTATTTTTTGAAGGCGTCCCAATCCACATGTTCTGTTTTAGGTCGAGACACTATATTAAACTTTGCCATGTAGTTAATAACCCTTTGACGAGCCTTATCATTGGATAAATCCTCTATCTTAGGTATACCGTTACAAAATTCAAGTGCATAAAACTGACCGAGTACAAAGGTTTCATAATCAACCCCAATTTCATCAGCTAATTTCCTTGCTCTTACAAACCATACATACTCTTGGGGATTCTTATCATAGGTATTATTTATACCTATTCTATCGAGAATCTCTTTAGTATAATGTTCATATACCTCTCGAGTATATTCCGGGTATTTATCCTCTCTAACTTCCTTATCAGCCTCATATACATCCATAATCCAATTAACCCTCTGATGTAACCAATTTGCACAGAAGTTATAGTTCACCCTCTTTGCTTGGGACATTAGTTTAAGGCCAGTGGTTACAAATTCTATATATCCCTGACGAGGCTCAAACCCAAACTTTTGACAAAACTCATTTACAACGGGTACCAATTCTTTTACCGATGCCCATTGTAAATCCGTTTGCTTTATTTTGGTTACTCCTATGTGTTTGAGTTGGATTCTAGTAGAATAGATGATATCTGCTAATAAGTTTGCATCCCCTATACTTCCTGAAGCTCTACGAACAGCTTGAGTTTGTACCTTTTTATTCTCTCCCACCACTGAGCGATGGTCTAAAGAATATTGTCTTGCTTTAGTGAAAAACTTATCAACAAATTCTTCTGATACCATACCTCCCATGTCATTCCACAATCTACGGAATAAGGTTTTAGAGATATGTATGGAAGGTTCTCGTTTTGCCATTATAATTTCAATTGTGATTTTATAGATAAAAGTTCTTGATAAGTCTGATATGTCGTCTCTCGTACATATTCTAAAGACTCATGAAATAATCTCTCTTCTTCCATATCCCAAGGATTAAAGTATGAGTAACACCGTATTCTTTAGCTAATTTCCGAGATGAAATACCAGTAGAATATTTATGTATTATTTCTCTTCGTTGATGGTTGCTTAGTTTAGACATTGGATTACTTTCTCCTTTGCAGGTGTGTTGAATCTTACCTTTCCTACTTCTACCATCACGAGACATTTGTTCATGATTTTCTTTATTGGTTCCCCAGTATAAATTACTCACATGATTATTCAGTCGATTATTGTCCTTATGACAAACTTGGGGTTTATTTTCTGGGTTGGGTATATAAGCTAAAGCTACTAATCTATGTACTTTCCAAGGCCTCTTATTTATTCTAACAGTAACGGTTAGTGTTAAATTACCATTATTATACCTATCCCTCTTTTGAATATAGAATTTCAAAGGATGATAGGTTTTAGTATAACTCCTGGTAGTTCTTCTACTATATACTTTACCATCTTTGGTTACATGATATCCGGGTAAGTTAGGTATATTATCCTTCATTCAATCTTAATTTTTCATTTAATAGTTCCCCCTCGCTTTTCCACTTAGCTTTCCTAACAAATTCTAAAACTTTTCTCCTCCCAAGGTCATTGCAGTCGGTTCCGTCTGGTAAATAAACCACTTTTACCTTCTTGAAATTACAGAGTTTTAAGGCTAAATCAACGGCCTCTTTTTTGGCATCGGGGTCAAGTAATATAACAAATCTCTCTACTTGGCTTTTGATTAGGCGATTTACTTGATATCTTGCAATAGCCTTACCTCCGGTTGCAATCCCATTCTCCCCCAAGGTTTCAGCGTTGATTGCACCCTCACAAATATAAACGGTTCGGTATATTTCTAGAGCATCTGCATTATATATAATAAAACTCTTTCCCAAACCTGTTATATCTACTTCTGGGTTGTTATATTTGGGACCAGCGCCCATATATAATCGAGCATTGAAATAAGTTAATTGCCCATGCTCTGTAAAAGGGATAATGATATATCCAAGATACTTACCAGTGTTACAATATCCCCATCCCTTACGAGCTAACTCCTCTATCTTAAATCCTCGTTTCTTAAGATAGTTCCTGGCAGACTTTGCCAACAAAGAAGTACCCATGGATATGTTCTTGAATCCCTCTGGGAGAAAGAACTCTTTCTTGCCCTTTAACTCAACCTTCTCTTCTTTGAATATATATCCAGTATAATCATCAGACTCGAGTATAGATAATACTTCCTGAAAACTATCCGTGCTCTCTAAATACATTACCAGACTTATGGGAGATGGATGCTCACCACACTTGAAACAATTGCACCTATTGTTTGAAAGGTTGATACCAAACTTCTTCTCTCCACCACAGTAGGGGCAGTCTGATTTCATCCACCCCTTACGATAATCAAATGCCCCTATCTTCCGGATGAAGTACTGGTGCATCTTACCTTTTATATTACTGTTAAGTTTCATATAGTAAACGAGAATACCCGACCATGAATAACATAGCCGGGTAGTTATTACTTAATAGGTAACCTCTTACAGAACTCTGGTATTAAGTGATACATTATATAACCTCTCCGAATCTTTACTAATTCTTTTTGAGCCTCTTCTAACCGGAGTAGATTAGTAGGAAATGGAATACAGTATTCATCATAACTCTGATTGTAGCCTACTTTCCTTACAAATGTGCTACCATTAGGAATACACATCCTAAAAGTTATAGAAGCTCTGGGTTCATTTATATGTACCCATTGTTTAGTGAAATATCCGAGAGCATCAGTTTCATTTACTGGGCATACTATCTCATATCGGTTACCGCCTTGTCTTCTTAAACATATTTCTTTGGAAGCTCTCCTCCGAAACATTTTTAATAATCTGATGTTCATGATTACATGTGTTCAGTGGCATGAAACTCTCCTATATGTAATACCGAGTTGCATTTAGGACATTTAATACTTTCTTCTCCATCATGTCCTGGACCATAGCTTAAGTCTAAGAATATTTCCTTCCTATTGAAGGCTATTACTTTTTTGCACTTGTTACAGGATGTAACACCTTCTCCAAACTTAGCCAAATCCATAGAATCGATAATTCGTGCCATACAATTTTAATTATTTAAGGTTTAACTTTTTATATATCTCCTGAAGTCTTACTCCTCTTTTCTGGGTCTGCATTGGGATTACTTACTCTCTTCTTTTTCTTAAGCAAATCATCTACCTGTTTACCCATAGATTCATCGTACTTAGCTCTAGCTTCTTTTGAGAACTCTTTCATACGTTGTCTTTCTGGGTCCATATTAAACATTACCCGACCATTTGGAACTCCATCACGTTGAACTACAACTTCCATTCTCATGATATTGTGTTCCTCTTCGTCTTGAGTAGAATTTAATCCCATGACGCATTTTGCATTCCTTATGATAGATATAGCAGAAGCAATATCATTATCCTCATATCGAGTTTCTTGATGTTTAGCTCCTTCTCGAGTAACATGTTGGGCAGTCCATACAGCATCAAGCCCCAACTCATCACCCATATTATCTATATCTATATATACATTGTTGATTCGTTCTACATCATCCCTATCTCGAGCAATAGAAGCTAATTTTGCAGCGTAGTCAATCATTATTACATGGACTTTGATACCTTTCTCGGTTTCCAGTTTCCTGACCAAGTTCATGATGGTATTACAATCTGCAATGGTTGCAGGTACACGCTCCACAATAAACTCAACCCCGAGTCGTTTATATTTACGCATGTGCCTTTGCTCCATCTTATCATAATCACCAGTTAACATCTCCCTCTTAGTTTTATTTAGGGTGGACTGAATCATACGGTCCATTAACTGGTTTTTACCATTTTCAGTATCTATGTAGAGGACATTCTTTTTCATTGCCAGATATCCCCGAGCAACATTGATGAGAGCAAAGGTCTTTCTCCGTTTAGGTCGGTCAATCAAAACGAAAAGAGAGTTCTTGGGATATCCATCTCCATTACCCAACCTATTTAACTGCCAAAATGGAGTTGGAACTACATCTGGGTCAACCTTTCTCATAAGTTGTCTCATTGCAGTTCCACTAACCATGAGCAAAGGTTCATCCTTCTTTTGGGGTTTTGAACTTTGTAGAATCTTGGTTAGTTTAGCTTGATATGTTTCGTAGGAATTGTAATCAGAGAAGTCCATACCTTCGTTCAAAGCTTTCAATTCAATGTAGGCAATAAACTTATGTATGTTTTCCAGAACAATATCTACATCCTTTAAGGGCTTATTATAAAGTTCAGATATTAAACTATGGATATTAGGGATATCATCCTTGGTAACCAAGTCTACATAATCCTTACCCTCTAGCAAAGTTTTAACCTGCTCAACCATTAAGACCTCGCTGGGTATTCGTTGATATTTCTTTACGAATTTTACCAAGGCCTCTACTACTATGGAGTGTTCAATTAAAGTAAAGTACCCAGGTTTTATCTTTGGAACATATAGAAGAGCTTCCTTCCCTTGTACCAAGAACCTAAGTACTTCCAATTGAAACTCGATAGAGAACGTAAACTTGTCACAAGAATTTAACCTCTTCTTTACCCTATTTTGTTTCATATATTATATAATATTCATGAGTGTATAATCAATAGTATCTGCTAGATAATATAGTTCTCTAAGCTCATCTTTGAACATGCTTGAACACAGACGGTGAAATAATTTTGATAAAATTCATACAAGTTATTACTTTATTATTTATATTTGCATTGATAAAAATCTTTACTACTATGAAAGGTAACAACGGAAGTGAACTACATCGTTTGACAGAATTAAAACCCTATGATGAGGATTTGTTTAATAGGTTATATAAAACCTGCAAACCCTTAATACGTAGGCTGACGAGGGGGGTTGATTCTAGAAGATTCAATCTCACTCCAGATATTATTAACTCTTTCTTCTGGGATAAGTTCTTGTATGTATTTAATAAATACCAAGACGAATATGATGAGGAAAGGTTAAAAGCAACTCTCTTATCTTCCCTGCAAACTTATAAAAGTAAGTTATTGAGGAATGCTTACACTAAGCAAGCCGAGTTCAATCAAGAGTTAACTTCATTCGAAGTTTTATTTGACAATAATAAAGAGCTACTTGATGATTCTGATGAGACTCGGATTAAAGAGGAACAATCTCAAAGATTTCATCAGTACATGAAGGAGCATCTCACTCCTGATGAATACTTAGTAATGCAGATACAGCTTGAACCTCCTAAATGGTTTGAGTCCCGTATCAAAGATTCTCATGGTAAGTTATCTATCCTTCACCTGATAGATTATTTTGAGTTGCCCAGAGATAAGTTTGCAGTTAACATGTTCTCCCGAATGAGAAAGACCATACAGAAAACTTTAGAACAAGCTGCCTTAGACCTTAAACAATGAAAAAGGCCAGAGCAAGGTTATTGCTAACCTCACCCCGGCCCCACTTAACCAACTCAACTATGGTTCAGTTTACATTTCACCAGATAATGTCTGAGTATATAATTCATCGGTTATGTCATGGATGGGTATAGTTATCTCATGACCTAATTCGATATATTCTTGAGGTCCAGTTGCCTTATTCATACCTCTTAAGCTTACTACTATGTTAGCAGTATTGTTAGCTATTGATAAATAAGCATGATACTTTTGGAACTCACAATCCATATTCTCAGCCAACTCTGGTTCAATATCTTTTGCCTTGAAAGTAGTTGGCATTGACATGAATATACGAGTAGTACTCTCGTAGTTACTCTTCAACCTAAGTATCTCACTCATCATTCTACTCATCTTGGAATTTTTTTGGAATAACATAGCCAAATTATAATTCAAAGATGCGTTAGCTGTACCCTGATTCAGGAGACATACTACTACTCTCAAAGTTAAGGTATTTACACCCATTATAGCTCTTACATAAGCGTAATGGTCAGTTGCAGAACTCGGATTGAAATTCAACGGGCCACTGTCGGCAGTCTCATAATACATAGACTTACTACCCATCAATCTCTTCATGGTAATAGCCATTCTCCAGCCCATAGCGGCATCTGGATTAGTGGGATGATAAAATCCGGTTGGAATACATGAAGAATTGTTTTCATTTGGGCTTAATTGTATCATGATACACCCAGCAAATTTCCAATCCTCATGATTATAAGGGGCACTAATATCTTGATATATCATCGCTCCCTGGTCATTTATCCCAAACACTACTGTACCTAGCTCCCATTTGTTAGAGGGAACTGTAGTTGGTTTTGATATATCTATATCAGGAGATATAAATATACCAACGGTATCATTACCTTCATTCCATTGCCAGTGAAGTTTCTTTTCTACGGGTGAGTCCGTGACAAAATTTGAACCATTAACGTTCAACTTAGTAAATGTATATACATCCTCCTCGCCGTCTGACCCAGTTTTAGTTACTTCTACCTCTATTACTTGACCAAGAGATTTCATAAGGTTTGATACCTGAGCAGTCAAGTCACCCACCTCTACAGGGATAGTACTCTGTTCCAATACCTTTACCCTATTCTTTAGGTCAAGTATATCCAAAGGATTGAGCCCATATGGTTTCACCGGGAACTGACCCTGTGTTGGTACCAAACACAAAGTGTAATTCAATGAAGCCATAATAGACTTATATCTTTGACTGCTTGGGTCACTATTCCATTCAGGTCTCCATCCAACTAAGTATACTCCTATTAGAGAGTCTACATTCTTGTTGAAAGGCATTCCTGAATCAGCCAAGAGTTCTAACATCTTTTCATATCCCCAAGAGAGAATTTCCTCGAGACCATATACATCATCGAATGTTAACCAACCACAGGTGAAGTTAGTTACACTTGGAGGATTCTCACTTCCATC